CTATAATCGAAATAATCCCATATTTTAGCAATACATGAATTAGATAAATATCGGTCATATAGTATATATTCAGCTATATCCCAAGAACCATTTAAGATTGTTGTGTCATTACCAATATTTGGAAAACTAGGACCTTTTTGTCCTGCAATAAACCAATTTGGGTTAGTTGGATAATTCACACCGTACTTAACACCACTACCAGAACCATTATTACAACCATTGGCAAAAGTAAACCCACTATTACCAGCAAACTCATTTTCATTATATATATTTGCTTGAATAGTGTTACCGCTTACTCTAACAGTTAATCTCAACCACTTAGTCCAATCCGAAACAGCTAAACTTAATGAATTACCAGAACCAAGACCTGGGTCACAATTCGGACCAGTAGCTAAATTATCGTAATACCAAATCCTTAAAGAATTGGAGCTCGTTCTAAAATCAATACCCCAACCATCTCTTCTATTACCACTGGTATCATTCCCATTTTGGAATAAAACAACATTAGCTCCTTGGTCATTGTCTGGATAAGTTGTTGAATTTGGGTTAATTTGTCTACTTCTAAAAATTGTTGAAAATGAAAACTCCGTTAATTTTGAGTAGGATGCATCATATGGAATATTTAAAAAATTAGCAGTATTATTACCAAAACTTTTCCTATCAAAACTAATAAATGGATGTAAATTTGAAGTTGTGTCACCAGTCCAATAATCAGGCCAATACTCAGGGTTGTTAACCGCTTCAGCACTATTTTCAAGTGTCGCTTGATTACCAAATCGGGATTGCCCACCCCAAGTTGTTAAACAGCTTAAACATGGCGCTTGGGATGCGGTTGCACCACTTGATAAAACACCTCGCCTAGCCGTCATCCAAATTACTTGTTCAACACCGCATATTTTGGCTGGTAATTCAGTTTGACGAGTGGCACCAGTTTCACCACTCCGATATACATAGGGTGTATTAATCATAATATTTTATTTAAAATCATAAGCTGCTAATCCGTAAAGAATTCCGTTATTATCTGATATGAAAGTCATAATATCCACAGCTCCAGTGTTAGTTGTTAATACTGGTGTTGTGCCACCCTCAAATTTAAAATTAGAACCCCAAGAATTTATTAAACCATTGTTTGAACCTTGTTTCACAATAATAGTATACGATGAACCATCTTTAACATTTATTGGGTTTGATAATGTGGTATTACCAGTTAATGTTATTGTTTGTATATTACTATTATCAAAATTTAGTGTAAACGTGCTTCCAGTACCATTATTATATATTGGGTTATTTGATTGACCCATAATCGTTATATTTGGTACATATACAGTATCGTCAGTTGCACCAGTTATATTTTGACCACCTAACACAACACTTCTGTGACCAGTTACTAATGAATTAGTTGAATGTATAAATGATGTTGTACCACTAGCAATTGAGCCAAAACCACCAGCGTGTGATGTAGAACCACTCGCTATTGTTAAAAAACCCTCAGCATGTGAACGATTACCACTAGCTATTGTACTTTGACCTTCAGCATGTGAATTATCACCACTAGCTATTGTACCATACCCCTCAGCATGTGAAAAATCACCACTAGCTCTTGTACTACCACCTTCAGCATGTGATGTTTGACCACTTGCTATTGTATTTTCACCCTCAGCATGTGATGCATAACCACTTGATATTGTTAAAAAACCTTCAGCGTGTGAAAAATCACCACTAGCTATTGTCTGACTACCTTCAGCGTGTGACGTATGACCACTAGCTCTTGTACTTTGACCCTCAGCATGTGAATAATCACCACTAGCTCTTGTACCAAAACCCTCAGCATGTGATGCATAACCACTAGCTATTGCTTCACTACCCTCAGCATGTGAATAATCACCACTAGCTCTTGTACTACCACCTTCAGCATGTGACGTATCACCACTAGCTATTGTACTATCACCCTCAGCATGTGATGCATAACCACTAGCTATTGCTTCACTACCCTCAGCATGTGAATAATCACCACTAGCTCTTGTACTAATACCTTCAGCATGCGATACGAAACCACCAGCTATTGTACCATTACCCTCAGCATGTGATGTATGACCACTAGCTATTGTACTTTGACCCTCAGCATGTGATGCTGAACCACTTGCTCTTGTATTAACACCTTCAGCATGGGAATAATCACCACTAGCTCTTGTACTACCACCTTCAGCATGTGATACGAAACCACCAGCTATTGTATTACTACCTTCAGCATGTGATGTATGACCACTAGCTATTGTACCATTACCCTCAGCATGCGAATTAAGATTACTAGCTATCGTCTGTTGACCTTCAGCATGTGAATATTGACCACCAGCTATTGTTAAAAAACCTTCAGCATGTGACGTATCACCACTAGCTACAGATAACCAACCCTCAACATGTGAATATTGACCACTAGCTATTGTCTGACTACCTTCAGCATGGGAATAATCACCACTAGCTCTTGTACTACCACCTTCAGCATGTGATACGAAACCACCAGCTATTGTATTACTACCTTCAGCATGTGATGTTTGACCACTAGCTATTGTCTGACTACCTTCAGCATGTGAACGACTACCACTAGCTATTGTACTTTGACCTTCAGCATGTGAACGACTACCACTAGCTATCGTCAGTTGACCTTCAGCGTGTGATGTAGCACCACTTGCTATTGTCTGCAGACCCTCAGCATGTGAATTAAGACCACTAGCTAAAGTATTAAAACCTTGAGCATATGAATAATTCCCAGTAGCATTTGTTGTTGAATCATTAATTACTTTAACTGAAAAATTACCAGTAGAACCACTAGTAAAATAGTTTGGAATAATAGGTAATTCTGGTAAATCCACATTAAATGTTTGACCATTTATTTTAGTTAAAATTAAACTACTACCAACAGTCGTACCAGTAGATATACTTAAACCCTTTAAATATAAAAAATTATTATCAACATCATCTTGACTCAAAACACTACCTTTAGTTAAATCACCATATGGGCTATTAACAGTTCTTAAATTTAAAAAATTATTCATATTTGTTTTCTTTATTATAAATATGTCATATTATGTTAACAGTGATTATAATTTGAAATATTAATCCCATATCTTAAAGAATCAGAATTAAAATTATTCTCAATATCACAAAAATTTAAATCACAAATATTAAATTTGAATTGTGAAATGCCACCTATAAATGTTCCAGCAAAGTTTTCCTCAATAGGTAAACCTCTATCATCCATATCCAACCCATCAAATGTTTGACTTTCTAATAAACCTTGAGAACCACCACCCAAACTTAAATTAAATGGTACACCAACTTGCTTCATATGATTATCGTTAAGTCTTCTAGCAACTAATTCATCTACATCATAAAATACTGCTTTTAGTTTAGCGTTTACATAAAACATTAATTTACCTTTTCTACGTTCACTATTTTTTAATTCACAATTATCATAATATTCCGTTACAAATCTAACTACGACATATTGCCATTCATCTTTAGATATAATATTTGTTGATGAATACTGTTCCTCTATCGTGGTACCACTAATATATTTTCTCTCACCAGTTACAGCTGTATAGCAATGACCAGTTACGGTTAAAAGTCTATAACCAATACTACCATCATCTTTAATTCTAAACGCCAATGCATTATCAATTATGTCTAAATTATAATCCAAAGTATCTTGGTCTTTAGTAAAACCAGTAAAATTTCTAACAGTTTTATTACTAGTATTAGTACTAGAACCACCACAACTAGAACCAGACACTGCCCTTCCATAAATTAAAAATGGGTTGGTTGTATTTGTCACCTCTTGAGAATGTGTTACAATAACTTTAGGTTTTCCATCCCAAGAATTAGCAGTTTCGTTACTAGTATTAGTACTAGAACCACCACAACTAGAACCAGATACCGCCCTTCCATAAATTAAAAATGGGTTTGTGATTAAGTCAATATTAATAAGAGGCGGATTTAATGGTATTCCAACACCATAAGCACCAGCTAAAATAACGTCAGTCTCTTTAGGTAATGTACACCACGGACTCAAATTATCAGTACAACCAGAAGGCACGGTACAATCAATTGTACATCCACTATCTACCCCATCAAATGTATTCCAAAATTTATTTTCAGCCCTAGTACCCATATAAAAGAATATTCCTTTATTATTTGGGTAAGTATCATTTAATGTTGTTGCTGTATAACCAACACAACCAGCACTTGAAGGATTTAACCAAAACTCAGCACTCCATGCTTGCTGAACTCTAGTCGGTAAAACTTCATAAGAATTACCATCTAATTTGTAAAATCCTTGATAAAAACCACCACATAATTGTGCATAAGCACCAGTGAAACCAGTCATTATATCTATTGGGTAAATATATTCTCCAGTAGTTCCAGTGACCCTATTCAACATTAATCTAGTATCACCAGATGATATAAGCATAGTAGTACCAGTCAATACTGATAATAACGCTAAATTTGATGTATCACCAGTTGTTTTATTAAAAGTATATAACCCATTATCAATTCCAGTAAGACCTATTGTTGTACCAGTATAACCAGTATTAATTGCACCATTCCAACTAACTAAACTATGAATAGAAGTAGCTGAAAATGGTTGTGTATTATCGTAAATATTTGAATTATTAAAATCATAAAAAGTAACGAAACAATCACCAGATGTAACACCAGCACAAGATAACGTTTTACCACCATCATCTGCTGCTAAATAAAAATCCCAATAATCGTTATTTGATAATCTTAAATCTACTCTACTATAATTATAATTTTTAATATTTCCCATTAGAAGTTCTCTAAATTAGTTCTTTTCCAACCACTTGTAGTTTTAATATACATGTAATCTTCATCTCTCGTTATATTACCTTCACTACCATTTGAATCATTACTTGAAGTTGGTGTATATAAAGGAATTGTTAATGATTTAGCTTTAAAATCGTTATTGGTTACCCAATCACCGTTTTCATCCGTTGTTAATTCAGAAGATTCACCATCACCCTTAGCATTAAGTACAGTAAGACCACCACCCAATGCTGATTCTTTTGTACCATTGTAATTTAAATCAATATTATTATCTTCAGCTAATATTGTTTGAGTTTTCAAATGAGTGTTGGTATTCGTTGTAAGACCACTAGATAATTCTTTAATAGCTTCAACTAAAAGTGCTGTAACATTATCATAATGAACACCCATAAATCTTTCTTCACTATTTTTATTAGTGAAAGTTAATTCTGGCACTACACTCTCAACTTCTTGAGCAATAAAACCAATACGTGTATCACCACTTGGAGATTCCAACCAATTATATTTAACGCCCCTTAACTGATTAACCTTATCCAAAGCACCCGTTAATGATGTTATGTTAGTTTTTAACCTTTCATCCGATGTACTTGTTGTCAATGTACCATCTGAAGTATAATGCAAAGCACCAGCCGAAGCCGCAGAACCAACCACCCTAAATCTACCGTTACCAGCAACATCTAACCTAACACTTGGTGTTTCAGTACCAAAACCAATAAAACCTTTAGTCGAACCAGTTCCTTGAATATGAAAATCAGCAGGAGAACCCGTATTAGCAGCTCTACCAGCGTACATTCTAATATAGTCAGCGCCACTACCTAATCCACCATTAGGTGAAATTAAATTTAGTCCATTAGAAACAATCCCAGCATAAATAAACATATCACCTTGATTACCATACCCAGGAAAAGATAAATCATCGTAAGCCCTAAGACCAATACTACCACCAGCCAAACCAGCTACAATATTAAGCATATTCAAACCACTCGCACCAGATAATTGCAATAACGCATTACTAGAAGCACTATTGTCAAAAGTTAATCCGCAATTAACACCTTTAACATCTAAAACATATTGTGGATTACTAGTATTAATACCTAACCTACTGGTGGTTCCACCAGTATTAATAACTAAATTTGGTACGTATACTGTATCGTCAGTTGCGCCAGTTATATTTTGACCACCTAACACAACACTTCTATCACCAGTAACTAACGAATTAGTTGAATGTATAAATGATGTAAAACCACTAGCAATTGAACCAAAACCAGCAGCGTGTGAATAATCACCACCAGCTATAGATAACCAACCTTCAGCATGTGATATATAACCACTAGCTCTTGTACTTCTACCTTCAGCGTGAGAAAAATTACCACTAGCAACTGTACTACCACCCTCAGCATGTGAATAATCACTACTAGCTATTGTATTATGACCCTCAGCGTGTGATACGAAACCACTAGCTCTTGTACTTAAACCTTCAGCATGTGATGTATTACCACTAGCTCTTGTACTTTGACCCTCAGCGTGAGAAAAATTTCCAATAGCTCTTGTATTTTGACCCTCAGCGTGTGATGATATACCATCAATTGTGTTTAATTGACCAACAACAAATCCAAGTGTTGAACCAGCATTAATTATATTTCCACCTACTTTAGATTTAATTGAATTACCAGCAGTACCACCAGTTGTGAATAAGATATTAGATGTTGTTCCAGTTATTTGGTTATCAACATATTGTTTATCAACAAGTGAACGATTAACAAAATTAGCACTATAATCTTCAAAGTATTCAACTCCTTTAAATCCTGTATAACCTCTAATAACATAATCAGCATTACTACCACTACCATCTTGTAAAGTATGATAGAATCCATTACTTGAATACAATGTAATAGCACCATTATTATTAATTTCAATTTCACCATATCCAATATCGTCTGTTGCTGAAATTTTTATTGCATCTGGATTAAACGTAAATCTTCTATCATCTAGACCATTTACACTTCTCATACCATACATACTAGAACTTTCTATCCAATTGTTACCAGTTGTATTGCCATTTACTAATACCTCTGCTAAATTAGAATTACCAGTTGCATTATCAACATATTGTTTGTCAACTAAACTTCTATTTGTGTAATTAGCACTATAATCTGCAAAGTATTCAGCTCCAGTAAATGTACCAAGCTCACCAGAAATACCAAAACCACCCGTTACAAAATTAATAGCACCATCAGTATTTTGAAAAGAAATATTAGTTGGAGTTATATCTATATAAGATTCTTCATCATCAGTTTCATTTCTATTCAATAATCTTATGTAACCTGGGATTTGATTGAATAGTATTCTTTCATTTATTGTTTTACCACCTATTACTGATGTGTTAAATAATCCGTAACCATCATTTGGTGTAATAAAATTTGGACCAGTTGTATTGCCAGCGACTAATGTTTGTTCCAGTGTTGTACCACCAGAAGATGAACCGTTATAAATCCAAGCACCTTGACCTTCAGTATCTAAACACGTCCAAACATAATCCTTAGTCGCACCACTAGTAATTATAAGATTATTTGTTCTAGTTATACCAGAAACGTCTACCCATATTGTCCTACCAGTAAAATCTAACGTTGAAGCGGATAAAATATCCAAATTACTCGTAGACACTGTACCACTATAGGTACCACCACCTAAATCGACCATATTAACTAATTCTAATTCAAAACTAACACCACTATATGTTAAATTAACTATATTACCATCAATGATTGTTGAAGATGAACCAATAAACCCTGTTGTTGATTGTGTTGATGCAGATGTTGTAGGTGTTATTGCTGATAAACTAGAAGCACCTAACTCCATTCTATTGTCGTACCAGTCATATACAGTCGTTGTACTATTACCAGAAAAAGTACTAGCTATTAATGTATAGTTTTCAGTAACGGCAGTAGTGGTTAAGTCTGGCCCCGTTGTTAATGCACTAAAAACAACACCAAATGATGTTGCACCAGATAAAACTGTTACAGTTTCTGGATATTGTTTTATTTGCCTATTACTTGAATAGTCTAGTTTTGTCTTAAAAGCCATAATTTATAGATTTTATTATAAATATTCTACAATTGCGTTATATTTATAATAAAACACAATTTATGCAAATAAATAAAAAACAATTAGATGAATTAGTTGGAGGTGATATCAATAGTAGTGGTAATCAAAGAAACGTCACTAATAATAGTGAAATAGAAACGGGTCCAGTAGACAAACCTTACAACAATTATTCAAACTACAAAAAAGGTGTTTCAACTACTACCGATAAAGTATTTGGTCGATATGCACAAGATATTCCATGGTTTGCTAATTATTTTGGTGGTTCCAGTGGTCATTTTTATGAAAATAAAATTATCACAAAAAGAAGTGTTGAAGAGAAGGTTGATGATTTAGTTAGAAGAAGTGATACGTTTGATGTTATAAATAATCCTGAATACCCAGCGAACAGTCTTAAAAAATTAATCAAAAATCTAAATTTATCTAAAAAGGATATTGATACGTTAAGAACATATTTAGATGATAAAGAAGAGCAGATAAAAAATATTTAAATGAATAACAATATATATAAAAAAGGAATAACAACACCATCTGATATCGGTAATAAATCTCATCAAGCTTATGCTATGGAATTATCTAGATTATCCAAAGCTAAAAATAAATGTGATGAAAATAATGATTGTGTTGAATTTAATGAAAAAGGTGGTCAAAAAAGACTTACTGAACTTTTAAATGTTGTTGAACAAGAAAGGGCTAACGATAAATTAAGACGTAAAACAGAAGCCGTCACTGCCACAAACAGTAAATTTAGAGATGATGAAGACCCTACATCTGTTAGTGGTATACCTAGATTAGATAAAAAAAGTAACCACGAGGGTAGTAATAAAAATAAAATTATGTCAAATGAACAATCTATATCTGAAAATATTAATAAAGAAATTTCAGATATTAGATATTTAATAGAATACATGAATAACGATAAAAAACAAAAACTATAAATTATGCCAACTCCTTATAACGGTACTCAGTCACCACTAGAATTTTATGCAATAAATGGTAATACATTATACCCCAACACTGGAAGAATATCAATTATCCAACAAACTAAAATTGGTACCACCAAATATAACTTCAACGGACCTTATAGGAATCCAGCAATAACTGGTAACCCAAATGACGCATACGGAGTAACAAATTCCAAAGCATTAGCTGATTCAGTTACACCTTTCAATGGTAGAGGAACTGGAGATGGTATATCAAATGGTGTATATGCTGCAATTAAAAATTATACTGGTGGTAATACTGAGGATATCAATGGTGCGGCATCCATGCCTGGTTCTGGACGTGACCCACAAGTTACTCTAAATGCTGGTTTATGGGGATATGGACCAACACCAATAGCTGGTACTGATTATACAAAACCTAACACTTCTGCTAATATAGGTCAAGTAATTATTTAAAAATAACAAATGAAGCTTTACAATATATATCAAGAAGTTATATTAGAAGAGTCTAACAAGAAACTTCTGTTAACTGAAGACGTTACTGATAGTCAAATAATCGATGTTATTAAACAAAAAGTTAATGTTAATATCAGATATTTAGATGATGGTGAAAACACCCCAAGTAAAAGGTATATTCAAATATATGTTTTTGGTATGTTAGAAAATGGTTTTAACGCTGTTAGAGCTTACCAAATAAATGGTGGGTCTAAAACTGGTAAAAACTACGGTGAGTGGAAGATATTTAGATTGGATAGAATTATTAGTTTTTTACCTACAAAAATGAGGTGGTATAGACCAGTATCAGATTATTCTAGTGATATTGATGTTTATAATCCAAATGGAGATATGAAAGGTAATTTTATAAAAGGTCAAAAAGTTAATACTTTTAAAAATATAAAAGCTAGAGTTAGTTTTGATGATAAACAACCTCAAGCAAATGATGCTGGTGAAGAACCAATTGATAATAAAGGAATAAATAACGAATTATAATGACACAACCAGCTCCAGTTAATTTAGAATCACTTAAAGGAATTCTTGCAAAGTCAAAAGCTGTAATGAATAAAATAAGTGGTTTAGAACCAAAACAAAATTCATCTAGACAACTAAGTGAGGATTATTCTAATAACTATAGTGAGTCACCATATTATGACGAGAGAGATGAAAGGGAATCAAATTATGACGAGAAACCACAAGTAACTCCATCTATGGCACCAAAAATTTATACTGACGAACAAGTGATGAATTCAAAACTACCTCAAGCAATTAAAGAAGCCATGATGAAACGTCCTATACCTATGCTACAAGGACCACCATCTAGTTTTACTCTTGATGATGTATCTGAATTAGTTGATAAACCTAAACCTACTCAATTAAGAGAAAGTCGTAGAGAGTCTAATTCTGATATGATTACAGTTAGTAAAAAAGAACTACAAGAAATGATTAAAGAAGGTGTTGGTCAGTATTTTAAAGATGATTATGAAAAAAGAATCACGGAAACAGCGATTAAAAGAACCATTAATGTTTTAATTAAAGAAGGTAAACTAAACATGAAAACAAAATAAATAATTTAAAATAAAAATAAAAGGTCTTAATTGACCTTTTTTTATTTACTAATGTTTTTTATATGCTATATTTATGATATTAACAAAAGTTTTTAATAGAAAATATATGAGAAAATTAAAAGTATTAGTAGTTCCTAGTGATAGAACTGGAGTAGGTTATTTCCGTTCAACAAGCCCACATCTAGCGTTAGAAGCTAACTACCCTAACGAATTCCACGTTGATATAGACCATGAACCAAATTTAGATGATGAAGAATGGTTAAGACAATACGATATTGTTCATTACCACAGAACTCTAGGTCATTACGATAACATGCAATTAGTTATTGATAAACTTAACCGTCTAGGTATTGTTTCTATTATGGATTTGGACGATTATTGGTCACCAGGCGAACACCATCCAGTATACCATTTAATTAAACAAGCTGGCATCGATAAAATGATATTAAATAATATTAAGATAGCTGAAAATGTTACAACAACTACATCTATATTTGCTGAAGAAATTGCTAAATTTAACAAGAATGTTTTTGTTCTTGCAAACGCAATAGACCCAAAAGAAAAACAATATATACCTAATTTAGAACCTTCAAATAGAGTTCGAATTGGGTGGCTAGGTGGTTCTTCACATTTACATGATTTAAAAATATTAAACGGTGTAGTTGGTAAATTAAGAATTGAAGGCTTACTGGATAAAGTACAATTTGTTTTATGTGGTTTTGATATTAGAGGTTCGCATACTGAAATTGATAATGTAACTGGTGAACAGAAAACTAGGACCATTAAACCAACCGAAAGCGTTTGGTTTCAATATGAAAAGATATTTACAGATGATTATAAAACTGTAAGTCCAGAATATAAAGATTTTTTAATGAGATTTTCACCTAATGAAGAATATAAAGATATTGCTAATGAAGCTTATAGGCGTGTTTGGACAAAACCAATATCATCATATGCTACAAACTATAATTTGTTTGATATCTGTTTAGCACCGATTGAAGATAATATCTTCAATAAAGTTAAATCACAATTAAAAGTAATTGAGGCTGGTTTTCACCGTAAAGCTATTATTGCTCAAGATTCTGGACCATATCAAATTGATATTAAAAATGCCATTCAATATGGTGGTGGTTTTGATTTAACAGCTAATGGGATTCTTATAGATTCAAATAAAAATAAAAAAGATTGGTATACTGCTATTAAGAAATTAATTCAAAATCCAGATGTTGTTAAAACATTACAAGATAATCTTCACGAAACAATTAAAGATACGTATTCTATGGATAAAGTTACTGAAGAAAGAAGAAAACTATATTTAGATTTAATTGTTTCGAAAAAAAACAAAGTAGATATTTTAGAACAAAACACGATTTAATTTTATAAAAATATTGTTTTTATAGTTTATAGTTAGTATATTTGTATGAATAACAAAATTATAAATTATAATATTATGTCTTTAGAAAGAGTAAAAATAGTGTCTAACTCAAAAAAGTATTTTGACACTGCAAATAAGTTAGGTTTTATGACCGAAGAATTAATAACGTTCTTAGGTGAACCATTTATTACGGCACCAGCCTCGACAATGACAGACTTACACAACGCATTTGAAGGTGGTCTAATCGACCATCTTCTAAGAGTTGGTTCTTATGCTGTTAAATTTAATAACGCATTACCAGAAGAAGAACAAGTTAACCAAACTTCATTACTTAAAGTTTGTCTTTTACACCAAATCGGTAAAGCTCATCTTTACATACCTTGCATGTCTGAATGGCATAGAAAAAACCAAGGTAAAATGTATGAATTTAATTCTAATATTTCTTCTATGAGAGTAGGTGAAAGAAGTGTATACTATGCATTATCTAATGGGATTAAATTAAATGATGAGGAATTCACAGCTATTTTAAATCATGACAAACTAGATGATAAAATGTCTACTTTCCACAATTCAACTATTGGTGATTTGTTAAAAAGTGCCATTGTATTTTCAATAAAAAATGAAAAAAAATAAGAAATAATGGATATATACGAAAGAATGAAATCTAGGATTTTAGATGTTGCTGATTTATCACATCCTTACACACAAGAAGATTTTGATACGGAGTTTAATAATATAAATGAAATTACAACTGATTTAGATTATTATAAAAGTAAAATTAATTTTAAAAATGATTCAACAAATGAAGACCCTAAGTACGCAACAAATGGTTCTTCTGGTTTTGATTTAAGAGCTAATTTAGAATCAGATATTTTAATCGAATCTGGACACCGATGTATCATACCTACTGGTTTATATTTTGAGATTCCACAAAATACTGAGATTCAAATTAGGTCTAGAAGTGGTTTAGCTGCAAAAAATGGTGTTGTTGTGTTAAATTCACCTGGCACAATCGACGCAGATTATCGTGGTGAGATTAAAGTAATTTTAATAAACCATAATAATAGCGATTTTGTAGTCAAACATGGTGATAGAATAGCTCAAGCTGTTGTCGCTTCAGTTATTGCTAATAATCATGTAAAATTAAATAAAGTAGATACTATAGATGAAAACACCGAGCGTGGTTCTGGAGGTTTTGGTTCAACTGGTATATTATAACTTTATTATTTATTTATTTAAGAGTATATTTGTATCATGGAAAGAAATATAATAAACGGTATAACTGTTGTTTGTTCATCACAACACGATTTAAAATCACATGAAGAACACATTAAAAAAACTTCTGGTCTACATAATAAAATAGAATTTTTAGGGTATAAAAATAATGGTGAATTTTCATTAACTGAAATATACAATAAGGGACTATCTAAAGCTTCTAATGATATTGTTGTTTTTTTACATCATGACTTAACTATTGAGACTAAACAATGGGGTAAAAAACTATTAAAAACATTTGAGAAGAATCCTCAATATGGTATTTTAGGTGTTGCTGGTACTAAATACATGTCAGAAAATGGTCAATGGTGGTCTAAAACTAAGAAAATGTATGGGCGTGTTGCGCATACACACGAAGGTAAAACTTGGTTATCTACTTATTCAGATGATTTAGGGCAATCTATTGAAGAAACTGTGGTTGTTGATGGACTTTTCTTTGCTGTTGATAAAACTAAAATTAAGAGTGATTTCAATAAAGATGTTAAAGGTTTTCATTTCTATGATGTAACATTTTGTTTTGAAAACTATATTAAAGGTGTTAAAATAGGTGTTATTACCTCCATTAGAATAAATCATAAATCTATTGGTATTACAAATGAGCAATGGGAGACTAATAGAATTCAATTTTCTGAAACATTTAAAGATAAATTACCAGTATCTATAAAAAGAGAATTACGTAAAGGTGAAAAATTAAATATACTTATTGGATGTTTAAGTTTTGCTAATTATACTGGTTCTGAACTATATGTATTCGAATTAGCTAAACAATTAATTAAAGATAATTGTAATGTTAGTATATGTTCAAATATTGGTGAACCATTACTATCAGCTGCAAATAAATTAGGTGTTAAAATGTATTCACTACAAGAACCACCTAGTTATAAATTAGGTGATGGTAAGACTAGCATCAACACTCCTAACGGTCCAGTAGTTACTCAAGAAGGTTCACTATATAAAATAAATAATATAGATTTCGATGTGATACATGTAAATCACAAACCAGTTACTGAGCATCTTTTAAGAATGTTTCCAGACACACCAATGATTTCTTCTATTCATTCTGAAGTTATTAGTTTAGAAGAGCCAGTCTTATCAACACAAATAAAGAAATATATAGCAATACGTCCAGAAATAAAGGAATATATTGTCAATAAATTCGGTGTGGAATCAGATGATGTTTCAGTTATTTATAATCCAATAGACGATGAAAAATTTAAACCAGTTATTACACCACCTAGAAAAGGCGGTAAACGCATCTTATTTGTGGGTACTATAGATTACCTAAGAAAACAAACGATTCAAGAACTAATAACCGTTACTAAAACAGAAGGTAATGAATTATGGATTGTTGGTAGTAAAAATGAAACTTATTTAGATGAAATGATTGAAGGTCAACAACATGTTAAATACTATGAACCAACTCCAAATGTTGAGAAGTATATTCAACAATGTGATGAGACTGCTGGGATATTATTGGGTAGAACAACAATAGAAGGATGGATGTGTGGTAAAAAAGGATGGATATATGATATTGATTCTTATGGTAATATTTTATCTAAAGATTTACATGATATACCTTCTGACATTGATAAATTTAAAAGTGGTAATATTGCTAAAGAGATAATTGATGAATATAAATTAATAATTGAATAATGAATTTACTTAAATGGTTTAATAAAAAGATGGCTATTTTAACGTTAGCTATGGCTAGTGTTGAAAAAAACACATTATCACAATTAGGTGATACAACTCAAGCTACTACTAATAAAATACAAAGAAATAATCAAGGTACTTTGGCCGATTCACTTAAACAAGGTGAGATTACTCAAGAGGTTTTAGATATGCGTTGGAGAACATATAAAGTTCTTAGAGAAGGTGATAATTTATCTTCAAAAATTGTTGGTTACGATGAAAATGGTATGCCAATAGTTAAAACAATTAAAAAGGATAAAAAATCTGGGTTAACTAAAGTTAAAATGGATAGTGAAGATTCATACCCTTTAGAGATGCTTTTAGATAATACTGAAATAGTTACAAGTGGTAATAATGCTATGGATAATGAATATATTAGTATATTTGATGAAATAGAGAAAAAACAAAACGAAGAAGGTGATGATGTAGCTAGTCATGGTAAGATTAGTTCAAGCGAATTCTTCGCAACAAATAAAACTGAAAAACCAATCATTATCCAACGAGATTTTATACCAAAATTCGAAATAGAAAACTATACCAAAAAATTAAATATACGTAAAATAGATGACTCTAAAAGACTTTTAGAGTTTTATGTTAGTGTTTATCCAGATGAGTATAATAGAACGTCTAGACTCTTTATTAGTGAGGTTAAGAAAGCTATTGTTGACCCAAGTAAAATAGATATGTTAACATTTTCTAAAGTTAATTTTGTTACGTATAAGACTATGGGTGCTAATGATTTCTTAGAGTATCAATATGGAAATATTGAATTTGATAAGATTGTAGAATTTAATGGTCATTATGTTATTAAATTCATTTCTAATATTGTTATAGATGGTGAAGATACTTTGGAGAAGTTTCGTCAAAATGGTTTAGATAAAAAATATGTGAATAAAGAAGAAAAAAAATGAATTTAGTAATTAAATTTCCAACTAGGAATAGACCACATAAATTTTTAACAGTATTAAATAAGTATATTTCTAAACTAGATGATAAAAATACTAGAATAATTGTTAGTTGTGATATTGATGATGAGACAATGAATAATGATAATATGAAAGAAATCATATCAGAATATCATACTGTCACATTAAATTTCACGGATAATAAATCAAAAATTGCTGCTATAAATGCGGATTTAGAAGGTGTAGATTTTGATATATTATTATTAGCTTCTGATGATATGATTCCACAAGTTAAAGGTTATGACTCTATCATCAAAGAAAAGATGGTGACGTTATATCCAGACACAGATGGTGTATTGTGGTTCAACGATGGTTACCAAGGAAATAAATTAAACACTTTATCAATTTTAGGTAAAAAATATTATGATAGGTTCAATTATATTTATAACCCAGAATATATTTCAGTTTGGTGTGATAACGAATTTATGGATGTTGCGAATATATTGGGAAAACAAACTTATATTAATGATGTAATAATTAAACACGAACACCCAGATTGGGGTCATGGTGATAGAGATGTTATTCACGGACTTAATTCAAAACATGAAACACACGATAGAACTCTTTACAATAATAGAAAACTTATTAAATTTGAAATATGAAAGTAGCCTTTAATACAATGTTTAAAAATGAATCTAGATTATTAGATGTAGTTTTACCAATATGGTCCAAATATAAAGTTGATTTATTTGTTTTTTACGATGATAATTCAACTGATAATTCTATTGAAATAATAGCAAAACATTTAGATAAAAGTAGATATGTCATTTTTAATGATAAATTAGAATCTTTTAATGAAGGGTACCAAAGACAAAAAATGATTGATGAAAGTATTCAATTAGATATGGATATATTACTATGTATTGATGTCGATGAATTACTTACATCAACAATTGTAAACGACTGGGACAACTTCTTAGAAGTTTATAAAACACATGATATGGAATTATTTTGGTATAATAGTGTTAATGATTCGTTAGAAAATTATAGAAATGACCCAGCATATAATAGTAATTATAGAACATTTGTTTTACCAGTGACAGATATTGGTAGATTGAACACTTCAAACTATAAATATCACTCACCCAGAACACCTTTTGTTAATTTACCTAAAACACGAAGTAAACATTATGGAGTTATTCACTTACAAGCTATTAGTACTAGATATTATGTAATAAAACAATTATGGTATAAACACCATGAATTTGTTAATTATGGTCATAGTGTTGAATTTATTAATGAAAGATATGACCCAGTTATTAATGGGTTAAATTTCAATCAAGCTAAAATTAGTGAAGAAATGATTGATGGGATAACTATCGATTTATCTGTTTTTGATAAATTAGAAGAAGAAAAAGGTTATTTAACATTCATTAAAGAAAATTATAATGAGGAGCTTATTACGTTTGGTAATGAATTTTTATTATGAGCTTAACTATTGGAATAACGACCTTTTCGAAAAGATTTGATTTAGTTAGTAAACTAATTAACCAAATTAGGGAAATTAATAAAACTGATAAAATTTTACTATGTATAAATGGTGAGAAAGATGGTAATTTTAATGAAGAATATAGAGAAAATATATTAAATCTATGTGTTAAGTATAATGATGTTTTCCCAATATTTTTTATTGAAATGAGAGGATTAAGTAAAATGTGGAATACACTAGTAGTAAACTCAGATAAAGAAAATATTTTATTATTAAATGATGACTTAGAGATATATGAACCTACAATTTTTGAGCAAATAAAAACTCACATGAACTCTGCTGATTATAATGGGTTTACTAGAATAAATAATTCTTTTTCTCATTTTTTAATTGATAAAAATGTTATTGATGATTTAGGTTATTTTGATGAGAGATTATTAGGTTTTGGTGAAGAAGATGGGGATATATATTATAGATGTATAAAAAAAAATGTTAAAATAACTGATACAAACATTATAGGTTTTAATAACTTAATATCAAATATACGACATGATGAAGTTAAAAATGGTATTGGTAAATATTCTAAATTTAACAGAGATTTTATTTATGAATACAAATACTTACCAGACCAAACAAGCCCATTTAAAGGTATGTTCGATAGTCCAATGAAACAATTAATTGAAGACGTTAAATTATACCCATATGAAACGTTCTTTAAAGAAAATAAAAATAATCTATAATGTATATTAATGGGTTAAGTGGTGATATAACAATTAATTTATTTAAAACTGATGAAAATAAACGTGAAATAAATGTTCACGTATTAAAAAGCGTAAGACCAATTGGTGATTCTTTATTCTACCCAAATATACTTTTTATAAAATATAATTCAACACCAAAGTTAATAATTAACCCTCTAGATGAAAAAATAATGTCGTTAGAAAAAACAACTAAAAAAACAACTTTTAGTGACGACAAAATACTTAATTTATCAGAAATTAAACATCACGAAAGTAATCCAGTATTTTTCTTTGTATATAACACTGAAAATTATTTCCATTTTATTTATGACACACTACCATACTTAATCTCATATTTTGAAGTTAAAAAGGATAATCCAAAGCTTAAGTTGTTAATGAATTTTCCTAATAAAAATAATGAATTTTATAAATTTGTTAGTGAGTTATTATTAATTATAGGTATTAAACATGAAGATATTTTAATCATTGATAATAATACAACTTATGAAACTGTGTTTATATCAGACTCTTATACACATGGAATCGACTCCAATCTACCACCAAGAGCTGAATTAAAAACTCTATATAAAAATATTGTTAATAAAGTAAAAAATAATACTGATTACCCTAAAAATATCTATGTATCTAGAAGAAGTTGGGTACATGGTGATATGTCTAACATAGGTACAAACTACACTACTAGACGTAAACTAGTAAATGAAGATGAATTAGTTTTATTATTAAAAAAACACGATTTTGTTGAGGTTTTCACTGAAAATATGAGTATGGTTGATAAGATAAATTTATTCGCTAATGCTGAAAATATAATAGGACCAATTGGTGGTGGTTTAGTTAATTCAGTTTTTTCTAAAAAAGATTGTAATCTAATTTCAATAATGTCACCAGAATTCATTAATGTAAATAAAAGGTTTATTTTTTCAATTAATGGTGTAAATTTAAAAACGTTCGAAGATACTAAACATACTGAAAAAACTGATTTTAAATTATATATGCGAGTTGAAGTTGATAATATTGTGGGTGAGATAATCGATATAACTGGTAATAAATGTAAAATATCGTATAGTGACACTTCTGTTTCTGGTTGGAATAGTGAAAGCAAATACAAACAAAAAGAATGTTACCTCTCAGATTGTATAAAATTAGATAACGGGTTAAATTCATCATGGGAAATTAATTTAACTAAATTTAAAGAAAAATATTTATGATTAATTATATAATTTACAGTCACACATCATATTTAGATGTGTTAAATATTCAAAGTGACCATATAGAAAAATATGAAAACACTACATTATTTATTAACACTAATAACGATGATAATATTACCCAAATTTATGATAAGTTCAAGCGAGTTATATTTTATAATGATTCACAACCATACGCAAAACGTTTAATTGAATGTATTGAACAAATTGATGATAAATATTTTTTACTTATTCACGATATTGATATTTTATTGTCTGTTGATGAAGAAATAATATTGAAATTGTATAATTTCATGGAAACTAAATGTGTTGATAGGGTTGATTTAAAACAAGCACCTAATTTGAATACAAATGAAGTAATTAAATTTGGTCACGATACACCAAACGATAAGATGATACCAACACTACCTTCTGAGATTATCGATGGTTTATATCTAATTAAACAAGAAATACCAGAGGATTACATTTACAATGTTAACCCATCAATATGGTATAGAGAATCTTTTTTAACATTACTTAATATTTTCCCAAATAAAACTTATCGTGATATTGAAGGTATGGATGTTCAAAGATTCTCAACTAATTTATTAATATATAAATTATTTACATTAAAACCAATTAAATGTGGTTATTTTGAGTGTTTAGATATATTTAAATTTTTACATATAAGTCATAGCGGAAAATTATTATTACTTAATGAAAAATATGAAACAGAATATGGTCAATCATATGTAGATGTTAGTGATGAATATATAAATATTATCAATAAGTATAATCTTAAGGTATCAGATAAATGGGTAAATTAATATGAGTTTAGAAGAAATAAAAAACTGTAAATACATTTCAAGTGTTGGAATGTTAAAAAGATTGGATGAAAATGAAATAATAACATACGATGCTGCACCAGATAAAATAACCCACAACTTCAATAAGTTATTAAACGGTAAAAACGGTTCAATTATATATGTTAAATTTGCATTTATTAGACAATTTATATATCAAGTACTACCAAGTATAAATTATAATTTTATATTAGTAACTGGTGATGGTGATGAATCAATGCCAAATGATATATTTGACCAAAACACGTTTAATTCTATAATTAACGATACTAGGGTGATACACTGGTATTCTGTTAATTGTAATGAAGAATTACATATAAAATTTTCGTTAATACCTATTGGTGTTAATTTTCATTCGTTATCTTATGGTGAATTTTGTGGGTGGAATGAAACAGCTATAACTCCGTTAGAACAAGAAAATATAATTGAAAATATAAAAAATAATTCGTTACCGTTCTATGAACGCAAAGTAATGTGTTATTCTAATTTTCATTTTTTAATACATAATGAATTTGGAAACCCTAGACAATCAGCTATTGATAATGTACCTAAAGATTTAGTTTATTATGAGCCAGTATTTAAACCAAGGCTAGAATCTTGGGAAACACAATCAGAATACGCATTTGTACTTTCACCTATGGGTCATGGGATGGATTGTCACAGAACTTGGGAAGCATTAATTTTAGGTTGTATACCAGTTGTTAAAAAGTCACAATTGGATAGTTTATATGAAGGATTACCAGTATTAATTGTTAATGAATGGAGTGATATAACTGAAAAACTTTTATTTGAAACTATCGATAAATTCAAAAATATGGTTTTTGAATATGATAGAATAACTGCCGAATATTGGGTGGATAAAATAAAAAATCTTAAATGATAGAATATAAAGTACATAAACACACAACTAAAAATAGTGATGGTATAATAAATTACATGATTTACAGTCATAGTTCATTCATAGACATATTGAAAATTCAAATTAATTATATTTCTGGAAATGGTCATTTAACACTATGTATTGATAAAAATAATTTAGATTTAGAATATATATATGATAAGTTTGATAATGTAGTGTTTTATGATAGTAACCAAACCTACGGACAAAAATTACTAAGCTGTATAAAACAAGTTGATTATGAATACATTTTGTTAATGCATGATATCGATATATTATATGATATTGATAAAACAAAGGTCCTAGAACTTCAGAACTTTTTAATAGAAAATAAATATGATAGAGTTGATTTTCAATTAGCTTATGATTTTGATAGTACACATTATAACACTATAAATGATGATGAATTATACCTAATCAAATCATCAAATACAGACACTAGAAATAAAGGTTATATCTATAACGTAAACCCATCAATATGGAAAAGAAAAACGTTAGAAACGATATTAGATAAGTTTAGTCATTTAGACTATAGAACTATAGAACAAGATAGTGTCCAAGAATTTTCATCTCAATTCAATATTTTTAAATTATTTTCTAAAGTCAGATATAATTGTGGGTATTTTACATGTTTAGAACCTTTTAAATATTTACATATAACACACAGTAGAACATTATTTAATCCTAACACTTTACCACCAGAAGATAGTAAAGATGTTATTGATGAATATAATAAAATAATTAAAAAATATAATTTAGAAAAATAATGGATAATAATAAACCAGTGTTCATAATTGCACACAAATATTTTAGAGGATATGATAGTTATGTTGAATATTACATAAACAACATTAGAGAGTTCTATGAGGATTCATTAATTATTGTTGTTGATAACAATTCAATATATAAAGACGATATTTTTAATAACTTAAAGAAATATGATAATGTCATATTACTAGATAATAACATTGAGTGTAAATTTGAATTAGGTGCCTACCAAGTAGGTACTAAATATTTGATTGATAATGACTTATTAGATAAATACGCTTATGTTGTTATGACGCAAGATAATTTTATTATTAAAAATAAATTAGATTTTAATCAATTATCTGAAGCTAACGTAAAAGCTTGCCCATTAAATGGATGTGACCAAAATGTTGATTCACCAGAATATTTTAACATACAACAAAGTTGTACTGATATTTCAATACCAGTGCTAGATAAAATAGGGTTAAACGATAATTGGGATAAAATTTCGTTTTGTTGGTGTAATAGCTTCATTTTATCAACAGATAAGTTATTACAGATGTATGGGTATATGCAACAAATAGTAATTAAAATTAGATGGGAAAGTTGTGCATCTGAAAGATATTTAGCTAGATTACTTTGGGAATTAAATGATAAAGTAAATTATGATATTGATGGTGATATTAGAAACTTAAAAAATAAATACGACTGTTGGAATGTAGATTTAAATGTACCTCAAGTAACATTTTTCGTTAAAAAATTACAACAAAAAGATGAAAGGACCGTAGATAAATGATAATTAAAAAAGTAAATAAAGGTGTTATTTATTATAATAATGACGAATCAATACATATTAAAGATTATTATAATTATTGTGTTAATTTATTAATTAATTGGTTAACAGATAACGATAAAGAAATAAATATAATATTTGGTGATTACAAAGTAGATTTTAATAATAATTTTGAGACGATAAAAATCGATATTCAAATTGAACATACATTAGTTAAAAGTGGTGGTAGAAGTGTTAACGATAAAATATATGGAACTACTAAAACTGATAATGGTGAAGTTTACTTAGTTAGAATAGATAAGTTTAATTATTATAATTCGCTAGATTATATATTTGAATATAGTTACCCTAATACTCACAATATAAAATCTTCTGGGTATTTTAATGAATTCTCCGATAAAATAATTAATATTACCCCATCAATGTACTCACCTAATTTTGATAAAACTAATAAAATTGATTCAATAACTTTATTTAGTAGTAACTCTAGTCAAAGAAGAGATGATATAACAAAAGAATTAAAAGAAAAAAACATTAATTGTATAAATATTGATAACTGTTTTTCATCAGATGATTTAATTAATCAATATAATAAGACTAAAATAATGTTAAATGTACATCAAACTGAACATCATCATACTTTTGAGGAATTAAGGGTGTTACCAGCACTAAGTAACGGTGTTATTATAATAAGTGAAAATGTTCCATTAAAAGAACTAATACCTTATAGTAACCATGTCGTGTGGTGTGAATATAGTGAATTATCCAACACGCTTAAATATGTTCAAGAAAATTATGAGGAATTTTATGAAAAACTATTTAATAATGAATTAAAAGAATTATTATTAACCTTAAAAGAAACTAATAATAAAAAACTAAATATTCTAAATAAATGAAAGTTGCACTATTAATATCTGGATACTTAAGAAGTTACGATATAAATCTTAAATATATTGAAGCCGAGATATTAAATAAATTTGACCATGTTGATGTTTTCCTACATATAACCAGTAATGAAAAAAATGAAGATAAGTATATAAATTCAGTTAGTGATGAAGAAGCTATTAATAGTTTTACTGCTGCTTTAAACCCATTAAGTACGATTATTGAAAGTAACATACACTACTATAATGATAGTAATCTTAACAGCCTAATAAATCAATGGCATAAACTTTTTAAATTAAATGATTTGAAAAAAAAACATGAAGAAATTAATGGTAAAAAATATGATTTGGTTATTAGATTTAGACCAGATTTAACCATCAACGGTAAGGGTGTATTTAGTGATTTAATTGAAGGGGTAATAACGATACCAAGTGATAGTAAAATCGATAATTCTAAATTGCGTAACCCAAATGATTTACATATATGTGACGCTTTAGCTTTTGGTGATTCTACATCCATGGATAAATATTTTGGTATCTATGAGCACATATTAGATTTGGTTCACGAATATGGTTATGTCTCAGAAACAATACTATATTGGTATTTAAATAAAAATAAAATAAATTATAAAGTTGCTGATATTGATTACGGTTTCACATTATCTAAATGTAATGTATTTGCTATTGCTGGTGACTCTGGCTCTGGGAAAAGTACACTAGGTGAATTACTTAAGGGGGTTTTTACTAATTCTTTTATGTTAGAGTGTGATAGGTACCACAAATGGGAACGTGGTGATAAAAATTGGGATAATGTAACCCATTTAAACCCAAGTGCTAATTATATCACAAAAATGGTTGGTGATATATTTAATTTAAAATTAGGTAATGATATTTACCAAGTTGATTATAATCATCACAGTGGTAAATTTACTGATAAACAAATTATTAATTCATCTGATAATATAATTGTTTGTGGTCTTCATAGTTTATATACTGATTCGATTTACGATTTAAAGATATTTATCGACACCGAAGAATCACTCAAAAAAAAATGGAAGATAAAACGTGACGTTAGAGACAGAGGATACTCAGTTCAAAAAGTGTTAGATAGTATTGCAAAACGTGAAAGCGATTTTAATGAATTTATTTTACCGCAAAAAGATAACGCAGACTTGATAATTAAATTTTTTACACTAGACAAAATTGACTTCAACGACTACAATAAACCAGAGCGTTTAAGTCTTGAGTTGACAATTAATAATAATTTTAACCTTACTGAAATATTAAGTAGATTAGATGAAATTGGGGTTGAATATTTCATTAAAAAGGATAATTATTTTAATAAAATAATTTTTAATGAATATAATAACTTGGTTTTATTTAAAGATGATAAAATTCCAAGAACTAATACATTTTATGATTATATTATGTATGTTATTTTTAATTTAGTATTTACAAATAAATAAATATTTTTTATTTTTAAATAAAAATGGATAAAATCTCATCAAATTTATTAAAATTAGCTTCAAATGTTTCGAAATATTGTGTTGGTATGGAGGGAAACATATCTGGACTTGATGAAGATGGGTCTATTCTAATAAAGGCTAGTGGTTCAAATCTGTCTAAATTAACCGAGAATGATTTAATACCATTTGATATAGATGGAAATCAAACGGGTAAAATGGATAAACGTGGTAGTATTGAATTAAGTTTTCATTTATTTCTTTTAGGGTTTGAGGATATAAATTATATCTCACACACACATCCTATTAGTAGTTTAAAAATTTTATGTGGTAATCAAATAACCAAACACTTATTTAGTACCCGTAGGTTATTTCCAGACCAAGTAATCTTTAATGGTAAAGAATCTTGTTTGGTTCCATATTCAAAACCTGGTGAAGAATTAACCGATAAAATTAAAGAAAAAGTTAATGGTTTTATTAATAAAAATGGGTATTTCCCAAAATTAATATTATTAGAAAATCACGGTATAATTAGCTGCGGTAAAACAATTGAGGAATGTATAATAATTAATGATATATGTGAAAAATCAGCAGATATTTTTAATGGTAATGAAATAAATAATTTAACTTTTTTAACAATTGAAAATATTAATGAGTTAATTATAGATAAAGGTGAAGAATATAGACAAAGTTTAGTAAAATGAAATCAACGGGTATAAGTTTAGGTTGGAACTGTTCAGCAGCACAAGACGGGTTAAGAATGGGGTTAAGAGGTGTAAAATCAGATGGTTATAAAACATGTCCATTTGATATGATGATAAGTAACTATTTTGGTATGTGTGAATGCATTAAAGATGATTTTAAATATTTTTGTGACCCTAAATACTTAGTGTTAAGGGATGCACCAGACATGTCAATGCATTTCCCAAATCAAAAGGATGGTGAGAAATGGATATATAATACTTATTATAATTTTACGTTTAATCATGAATCACCATATCATGGAAATTTATATCTTAATGAACAATGGAGCAGCCCACACCATTTTGTTAATAACAATTATGAAAACTTTATTAAAAGATATGAAGCTAGAATAAAGGCGTTTAGAGATTATATTAATTCTGGTGAGTTTATTAATTTTGTGTTATGGAGGTATAACGCAATTCCTAATGAGTTAGAAACAATAATTAAAGATAAATACCCTAATTTAAAATTTAATATCAATTCAATAATTGATTTTGGACCACACACACTTAATGCGTTGATAAAAAACAACCCAGAAGCTGCAAAGTTACAAGAAATCGATTATTTAAAATATATGAATGTGACAAATTCAGAATATGATAGATATTATTCTGAAAATATAAATAAATTTGATGAAACAAATAAAGATATTAAGGTTACTGATAATATAACGTTAATTGAACCAAAAAATAATAAATTTCTAAATGACCCGAATTATTTACGTTGATATAGACGAAACAATATGTGAAACTCCTTCACCAAGGAATTACCATAACGCTAAACCATTAATTGAAAATATTGCAAAAATAAATAAATTATATGATGAAGGTAATACTATTGTTTATTGGACTGCTCGTGGGAGTCGAACACAAATTGATTGGTATAAACTAACTAAATTACAATTAGATGAATGGGGTGCTAAACATCATGAATTAAACGTAAATAAACCATATTATGATTTATTTATAGACGATAAAACACTTAGAATTGAAGAAATTTAACAAAACTATATTATTACCACCAAATATTTCTTTTGGAGATTCTATGTCTGTTATTGGGTTGGTTTATTATTTATTAGAATATTACGAGGCAGTATATTTTTATATCGACCCAACTATGAACCTAAATTATGTTTGAACCATGATGAATACTCCAAAATTAAATAACTGGATTTTTAAATTTTAAATATAATGAAATTAATATCACACAGAGGAAATATTGTTGGGCCAAATCCAAGCCGTGAAAACAAACCATCTTACATTGATACAGCAATCTCAGCTGGTTTTGATGTGGAAGTAGACATCATATTCAATGATGGTAAATTCTATCTCGGTCATGACACACCAGACTATGAGGTCACAGAAAAATGGATATCACTTAGAAAATATAAGTTATGGTTACACTGTAAAAATTTGGAAGCTGCAACTAGGTTGTGTGAATTAGGGGACTCCCACCAATTTTTCTGTCATTCTTCAGATTCTTATGTCTTATGTAGTAATGGTAAAACATGGGTTCATGATTTAAAACTTAATGTTTCTAAAACAACAACAATAATACCTCTTCTGAGTGATAACGATATCATTAACTATAATGGGGCTATACCATATGCTATATGTACTGATTACATATCACTTGCTGAATATAGTTTAAAACAAAAAGGAATTTATAAATGAATAACAAACCACAATTAATAATACCAATGTCTGGAATCGGTAAAAGATTTATTGATGCTGGGTATGATACACCAAAACCACTAATAGTTGTTGATGGGAAACCAATAATTGAACACGTCGTAAATCTTTTCGGGAGACCTAATGATGTTATATTCGTTTGTAATGAAATTCACCTTAAAGAAACAAATATGATTGATATACTTAAAAGAATATCACCTAATTGTAAAATTTATTCAGTTCCAAATGAAAATAGATGTGGACCAGTAGATGCAATTTCACAAATATTTGATAAAATAAATGATGATAGAGAAGTAATTATTAGTTACTGTGATTACGGTACTGTTTGGGATTATGAATTATTCATAACAGAAACTAGAAATTCTAAATCTTACGGTGCTATAGCATGTTACACTGGTTTTCACCCTCACATGTTAGGTTCTGACAATTATGCCTTTGTTAAAGTCGAAGGAAATGTAGCTTCCGATATTCAAGAGAAAAAACCATTCACTGATAATAAAATGAATGAACTTGCTTCTAACGGTACTTATTATTTTAAAAGCGGTAGTTTAGTTAAAAAGTATTTTAAATTATTAATAGATAACAAAATGGACCTTAACGGTGAATACTATGTTAGTCTAGTTTATAAATTATTATTAAAAGATAAACTTTTAGTAACAACCTTCTTAATTGATAAGATGTTACAATGGGGAACTCCGTATGATTTAGAAATATATAATGGCTGGTCTAGATATTTTACAAATATAAAAACTAAACAAGTAAAGGTAAGTAATCCAAAAGGCACTACGTTAGTATTACCAATGGCTGGCAAGGGTAGTAGGTTTGAATCTGAAGGTTATAATCTACCAAAACCGATGTTAAATGTTGACGGGAAACCAATGATAATCCAAGCGGTTAATTGTTTACCCTCATGTGATAATAACACCTTTATATGTTTAAATGACCACATAGAAAAATTTAAAATAGATGAGACGATAATTAAATCATTTCCTAATGCTAAAATAGTTAGTATTGATAAAACGACTGAAGGTCAAGCTTGCACTTGTGAAATTGGAATTGAATCTAATAATATAGATTTAGATAACCCAATATTAATATCTGCATGTGATAATGGCGTGTATTATGATTCAAAAAAATATTTAGAAATGGTAAATGATGAGAGTATAGATATCATAGTCTGGTCCTTTAGAAACAATCAAGCTAGTAAGACAAATCCGAATGCATATGCTTGGTTAAATGTTGATAAAGATGGTTTTATTAAACACGTTTCATGTAAAAAGTTTATATATAACGACCCATTAACTACCCATGCAATAATTGGTACTATGTTTTTTAGACGTGGTAGTTATTTTAAAGATGGATTAAATAAGAATTATATTGAAAACATTAGAACCAACGGTGAATTTTATGTCGATGATGTTTTGAATCAAAATATAAAGGATGGTTTAAAAATTAAAGTATTTGAGGTTGAGAACTATATCTGTTGGGGGACACCAAACGACTATAAAACTTATAATTATTGGGAAGAATTTTTCAAATAAAAACGATTTATTAAAACATTAAGATACTTATAATAAAAGTTATGACTAGAAAAGTTTCTCAAGTAAACAAACCATTAACTACTAGAAAACCTAGAGTTAAAAAGGATGAAAATGAAATTACATTTGAAAAAGGAAGTTCATTAGAACAAATTAAAATTGAGATTAAACATAAAAATGATACTCAAAAAAAATTAACTTCATCTATTAAATCAAATGATATAACCATATGTACTGGTCCAGCAGGTACTGGAAAAACGTACATTTCTTGCTTACAAGCACTTTATGATTTAAAAAATGATGATGATATTAAAAAGATTGTTTTGGTTAAATCTGTAACAACTTTAAAATCTGAAGAGATTGGTTTTTTAAAAGGAACTATGGAAGAAAAAATGGAACCTTTTATGTATTCTTTTACTGGTAATTTTGAAAAAATATTAGGTAAAGAACTATTTGCTAAACTTAAAGCTGAAAACTTTATTGAAATAATGCCAATAGCCTACCTTAGAGGCGTTAACATAGATAACGCAATAGTTATTATTGATGAAGCACAAAATATCACCATTGACAATATTAGAACGATACTTACTCGTTTAGGTGAAAAATCTAAAATGGTATTTTTGGGTGATGTTAAACAAATTGACTCTAAAAATAAATACGATAGTGCTTTAAAGTTCTTAGTGGAAAGATTTAATAACATACCTAAAATAGGTGTTGTAGAATTCTTTAAAAGTGATATTGTAAGACACCCAATGATTAAAATAATTGAAGAGGTTTTTGATAAATTTGAAGAAGAAAATGAAATTAGCAAAAAAACTTCAGAAAAAAAACAATTATTAATAGAGAATAAAAGACCTATTAATCAAGAAAAAGACAAATCAATTATCGGTAGACTTATAAGGTTTTTTAATTAATTTGTCATCCATGTGATTAGTCGCCTCACTGACTAATTTAATCTTTAATAATTTTCGATACAAAATGTTTGTGATAAATGTAAGCTATTATCATAAAGTTTCTGACACAATTAAAAAATAATTTTATTTACTATGTACTATTTGCAATAATCAAATATAATTGTTGATATAACACTAAGAATAAAGAATAAAAAAAAATAAAAATTATGTCTCGTATCGGAATATGTATAAATGAGGTATTAAGAGATTTTATTAGTCAGTTAGCCTACACATATGAAAAGTATGTCGATAATATCGATATAACTGAAAAAGATGTAACTAACTATAATTTAATCGAATTCTTTAAATTTGATAATATCAACAAATTTAATTCGTTTCTATATTTAGAGGCACCTCTAGAAATATTTGGTCATGCCGACCAAATGTCGGATGGTTTAATGAACCATTTTAATAACTTTTTAACCAACATCAAAGACGATGAAGAACATGAAATTATTCTTACTAGTCTTGAGATTGAAAAAAGTATCCCATCAACACTATTCTTCTTATCTAAAACTGGTTGTAGAGCTGACAATATTAAATTTGTTAGTAAATATGAACAAGAATGGGATGGTATTGATGTATTAATAAGTGCTAATCCAAGAGCTTTAGAATGTAAACCAAAAGGTAAAATAAGCGTTAAGGTAAAGGCATCTTACAATAAAGATGTATCTGCGGACTATGAGATAGAATCAATATTGGATTTTATAAATGATGAAGATTTAAGAAATAGAATCTTAAATACCAAAATAACAACTTACGAAGAAATAAATTAAAATGATAGAATTTGGTGGAAATATTTATTATATAGATATTAGTGCAATTGAAAACATAGTTAAACCATCAGGGCTTGACCCAAGTGATTTAATTACTGATACAGAAACAAAAACAATATTAGACAGTACCGACATCAAAACTAGTACTGAGATAATTCAAGTTACTAGAGAAAGAGGTCGTGAAATGGATGCTGCTAAATATGATATCGTAAGATTGATGTTAGACGTATTAATGGATGGTAATAACGAAAACGAAGATGATTCATTGGGTCTCGATAGAGCATTAGATAAAACATCCTTACCATTCAAAATAGCATTTAACTCATTAATAAAATATGGTATACTAAAAGAAGTAGAAGATTAGACCCACACTGAAAATAACAAAATAATAAAAATAAAATAAAAATAAAATGGAAGACAAAACAAAAATTCAAGAACAAATTAGTGAGGTAAAATCTATTATCGATAAATTAGATAAAAAAGATTTTACAATGTATTTTTTTACATTAGACACAAAGGGTAACCCAAGTGCTGGTATTGCAAATATATATGAACATGTTAAAACATTAAATGAATTAGGCTTTAAAGCTGTTATTCTTCATGAAAAAAATGACTATAAATTTGAAATTGACCAAGATGGTCAAGGTCTTTCAGATTGGTTAGGTGCTGAATATTCTGCATTACCACACATTTCAATTGAGAGTCAAGAATTAAAGGTTGGGCCATCTGACTTTATTATTATTCCAGAGATTTTCTCAAACATAATGGACCAAGTCAAAGGATTTCCTTGTAAGAAAATAGTTTTTTCACAAAACTACGATTATTTACTAGAATTATTAAATCTTGGTAAACGTTGGAATGTTGATTATGGATTTAATGATGTAATTACGACTAGTATTAAACAAGCGAATTACGTTAAATCATTATTCCCTTCTATCAATACTCATGTAATTCCAGTATCGATACCTTCTTATTTTGTAGAAAGTGAGAAACCTAAAGTTCCAATTATTTCTATTGTTACTAGAAATCAAGGTGATTCTGCTAAAATTGTGAAATCTTTCTGTTTACAATATCCAATTTATAAATGGGTTACTTTTAGAGAATTAAGAGGCTTACCAAGAAAAGAATTTGCCACTGAATTAGGCAAGTCTTGTTTAGCTGTTTGGATTGATGACCAATCTGGTTTTGGTACCTTCCCATTAGAAGCTATGGAGTGCAATACACCAATTATCGGTAAAATCCCTAACATGGTACCAGAATGGATGGAATCAAAAGACGAAGCTGGTAATTCAGTTATTAAAAACAATGGTATTTGGACAAACACAACATTAAATATCCCAGAATTAATCGCAACATATTTAAAAGTATGGTTCGAAGATTCTTTACCAGAAAATTTATTAACTTCTATGAAAGAAAGTACTGGTAAGTATACTTTAGAAAACCAAAAAACAGTCTTAAGCTCAGTTTACACTAACATTCAAGAAAATAGAATTAACGAATTAAAAATAACACTAGAACGTTTAGAAGAATCTTTAATAGAAACAACTAACGCTCAATAAAAAATAAAAAATATGGAAAAGACAAATATATCGGTAATTTTACCAATTCATGAATTGAATGACGAAACTAAAAAATATTTAGATAACGCTATCGAAAGTGTTATTGCTCAAACAGCAAGACCAGATGAATTGGTAATTGTTGCACCTAAAGGAAGCGATGTAGTTACATACTTAAAAACTTTAGAATATGGTGATTATAAAAAATCTGTGGTTATTGCTGAAAATGATGGACTTACAGATTTTGCATCACAGATTAATTATGGTGTTAGCGTTGCTAAAACTGAATGGTTTTCAGTATTGGAGCTAGATGATGAATACGCTAGTATTTGGTTTAAAAATGCTATTAAATATAGAGAAGCACATCAAAATGTTGATTTATTTTTACCAATAATCGTAGATGTTGATGCTGATGGTCAATTTATTGGATTTAGCAATGAAGCTGTATGGGCACAAAGTTTTTCAGATGAATTAGGTATTTTAGATTTAAATGCATTACTAGCTTATCAAAACTTTAATATTGATGGAATGGTTATTAAAAAAGAAGTTTTTGAAAGTTTAGGTGGTATTAAAGCTGGTATTAAATTAATGTTTAATTACGAATTCTTATTACGTATGACGTTTAAAGATGTTAGAGTAATGATTATACCTCGCTTTGGATATAAACATTTAAACCTTCGTGAAGGGTCTTTATTCCACTCATATAAAGAACAGATTGACCCAGTTGAGGCAAGATGGTGGCTAGCTCAAGCTAAAAAAGAATATTACCATACAAAAGATAGAGGGATAACATATGACACACTGAATGCATAAATGGTTATTAAACGAGGACGAAAAAGAAAAAACGACATGTATTTTGGTCCAGACGAAGAAGCTGCCGTTGTTAAATTTTTAGAATTCAGAGAGATACATATAATTGATTTTGTTAAGGGTCTACCCTTAACAATAAAACATAATTTAGGTAAAGAAATAAGTATTGATGCATCATATGTTATACCAAACTTAAATGCGTATAGTACTGATAATAAATTAATTGAGATATATGTACCCTTAGATATTAAAGATTATAAGGAAAACAGTGTTACTATAACACCAGACGAAACTGTGTCTGGTGCTACGGTGATAGTTATTGACACCATCAATAGAGATTTAATATTTACTAAATGGTTAAATGCGCCAATAGCTAAAATGATTGAATCGATAATAAGGAAGTATAAGTTATATAGAAAAGGTTTTACTTTTGAAGAGTTACATATAGATACCTACTCATTTTTGATGACAAAGGTACATAAATTTGAGCCTGGTAGAAATAAAAAAGCTTACTCATACTTTGGAACAATATCTAAAAATTATATTTTAGGATTATTAATAAAGGATGATAAATACATTAATCAAACAGCATCTTATGAAGACGTAGCTTCTAACATTCAAGGAAGGAAAGATTTAACGTATCATATAGACAATTATGATGACACTATGGAAGACTTTATTAAAAAGTTATTAGATGGCATTAAAGATGAGTTAAATGATGATGATTTACCAGCTAAAAAGAAACTTAATGAAAATGAAAGAAAAATAGGTTACGTTTTACTTGAGATTCTAGAAAATTGGGAAACTGCTTTTGAATCCATGAGTGGTGGGTCAAAATATAATAAGAATTCTGTTTTAGAAACAATTAGAAATTATACTAATTTGTCAACTAAAGATATTAGGATTGCAATGAAACGTTTTAAATGTCTTTATGATTTACTAAAATTGGATGATTTATAGTGAAAACCTTGACTCAAGGCATTTATGGTAAAACAATATTTATACATGCTTACAAATAAGATGTGAAAGTAAACAATATGAAATCATTATAAAAAATATATATTAAATGTAATAAGTACAAAGTGTTTTCAGAGTTTACTAAGACTAAAACATGAATCAGTAGTTATATAAATATTTATAAAATATGTAATAATTTGAATAAAACCAGATACTTATAATAAAATAAATAACATAACTTAAACGTAAATAAAATGCCGAGAAAAAAGAAACAAGAGATAGTGATTAATAACAATGATTCACTGTCTGGTCTTATGCAAGAAACTTATAATGATGCTTGTTTACAAATTAATGATGCTCAGAAGACCATCAACGAAATGACTTCAAGCGCCACACCAACGGATATTGATGACATAACTAAGATTGCCAAAGAAAAAGGTAATCTATTAAAAGTTAAAGATTCAGCGATTAGAATTAAATTGGAACTTGCTAAACTACAAAGCGATATTATTAAAAATCGTGGTGATGTTGAAACAACAGTTAATGAGCGAAGTCAAGGTTTAGCATCTTTTGATGATTTTAAAACAATCAGAGAAATGCTTAAAAAGAATGGAGCTGAACCAAATAACGAAACGGAATAATAAAACAAAGTTATATGTCTATTTTAGACCAAAAGAAACAAGTTTTCGGGAAGATAGCAGCAAACAAAACCTTAACTGAAGGCATGCCGAATCTAAAATTAAATTCTTCATTCCCTTCAGTTAACAACAAAACTAATAGCATAACCTTTTTAACCGATTTAATCAAATCGTTAATAGGTTATGTTGCTTTGGTTAAAACTGTAGTTGGTATATTAATACACACTTTAGAAAATATAGAGAAAGAGATTAAATCAGCATTAAAAGTAGAGTTAAAAAGTATTGTTAGTTGTGGTATAGACCCTAGTCTACCTCCATTTATTAAATCAAGTGGTTCTGGTATTATTATTGAAGTTAAAAAAATAGATTTTTTATCGTTATTAAAAGTTGACCCCAACTCTGCTGGTGGAAAATTGTTATATAATGATATAACCCCAACATTAACAAATTCAACCGATTTTAATACTTTTTTATACGGTCTAATACAAAATGATGGTGTTACGAGTACATGGAAAGGTATATTTGATATTACATTTAATTCTATTGGTGTTGGCACTACACCAAATAATACAATCACAATAAAAGCCAATGCAAGTTACGATTCAAAAACTCTTAATGATTTAAATAATAATTTTATTAACTCATTAAAACTATTTAATACTGGAAATATCGTTAGTAAAATTATAGATATTATATTTGGGTCAATATCGTTTAAACTTTCTAAATCTAGGAAACAATTAGATTCTGAAGAAAAGATTAATACAGTTATTGATAAAATGATTGATGATAACGCTAATGATACCGTTGATGAAAGTGTTGATGATAGTTATTTTGAATTTAGTAATTCTGAAATATCCGTAATTGAAAAACGTTCAAACGAAAAACGAAGAGGAGTAATAAAAATTAAAACTTCAAAAGATGTTGACAGCTCAATATCTTCTGATACATTAAATGAATTTACTGAAGAAATTAAAAATACAACAACAACGGAGGGTAAAACTAAAACCCTATCAGACAATCTAGATAGAATGGCTGACGAAAGTGCTGTAAATGTAGATAATAAAGATAAAGATACTGTTAAACTTAACTTTATTCAGATGATTATAAACAATCTACTTAGAGCCATAATAGGTGTTATACTATCACCAAAAGTTGTTATTATATTCTTAGTTAATTATAGAATAATTAATGGTCCAACGGGTGAATACACCGATGCTATTGATTTTATAAAAAAGAACAAAGTTTTATTCAATAGAATGATGAAAAAAATAACAGTTATGATTGTTAAAATATTATTAGCTATTGCCATGAAAAAAATTGCTAAATTAGTTGCTGAATCACAAATAAAAACACGTATCGAAAAAAATAAAAATAAATTAACTCAGATACTATCACTAGTTGGTATACCTCAAGAAGTTATCAGTAAAATAAAAAGCTTAACACAATGATTTTAACCCCTAGTCTATCATCAATTTCTGGTGTTTTAAGAATGATATTATCTGCTTTTATTATTCCAGAAGAACCAATAGCACCACTACCACCACCACTTATACTTGTTGGTGCTAAACTAAGAACTGGTCTTTCAGCGCAAGCAATTGCCGCTAGGATAATATCAAGACAATCTGAGTCTGGCAGACAAGTAGGTGATGTATTTTCTGATGGTCCAAATGTTGAACAAACAATGGAACTGATTAGAATTGAGGAAATTGTAAATGCTTTATTAACTGAAGCAGTTGTTAATGTTGTAATACCGCCTGGTATTTCAGTGCTTACGGTAGGTGTAGGTAATCTTGGTATACCAGTACTATCACAAGGTGCTACAACCTCAATGGGTATTGGCGATGGAATAATAAGATAAAAAGTTTTAATATGGGTAACGAATATAAAAAAGAATTAGAGGGTAAATCAAATAATGAAATTTTATTTGATATTAAACAATTGGAAGCTGACCACGAATCAGTTAAGATTAATATGCTAAAAGATTATGACCGTTTGATTGAAATTGAGGGGAAATTTGATGATGCAAATAAAATATTAGTAAAAAGATTAAAAGGTGAGTAACGGAACAAATAAATTAGGTAACATAGCGGATACTTATAAACAAGATAATTTTAAATATCTTGTTCACGGTATAGTAGAATCTATTGCCGATGAATTTGGTATGGGTAGGATTAAAGTTAGAATCAAAGGTGCTGAAAGTGTCGGTGGTGATGATGGAATTGAGAATAAAAATTTACCTTGGTCACATCCGCTTATACCTAAACACATATCTACAATACCTAAAGTAGGTGAAATTGTTTGGGTTTTCATAATAAATAATAAAAAGAAACATTCAGATAGGTTATATATTGGACCACTAACATCTCAATTACAATTATTAAATAAAGATAGTGGTTTTATTTCACCTTTAAGACCATTTACATTTGGGCAACAAGATGGTGACCAAGCAGTTACTGGTGAAAAAATTAGTACAACTATTTTACCAGAATTAATTGGTGTCTTCCCTAATCCAGAGGATATATCAATACAAGGTAGATTCAATACAGATATAACACAAAAGCACAATCAAATAGTAATAAGAGCTGGTAAATTTGAAACATCTGAAAATAATAAATTTAGAATTAAATTCAATTCAAAAACTCAAGGTTTTATTCAAATTAAAAACAACGTTATAATTTCAGAAAAAGACGTTGAAGCTAAAGAAAGTGGTACTGTAACGAATATTGTGTCTAATAAAATTAATCTATTAACACATAAAGGAGGTTCACCAAGATTTAATCTAACTGACCAAGAACAATTAATTACTGATGAAGAGATGTTAAATATTCTTAATGATGCTCATCAATTACCCTTTGGTGATGTACTGTTAGATTATTTAAAATTGCTTAAGAATGCGATACTTAGTCATGTTCATAATGGTAACGGTAATCCATCTACAGATTTAACGTCTTCTGGCAATATTCAATCAATAGCTAATTTAAAAGCAAACGCTAAAGATTTAGAAAATAAAATGTTATCTAAAAACATTCGAATTAATTAAGGTTTAGTGATATTTATTAATAAAACAAATCATGGTAATACGTACATATTTTGATAAAAACAATACAATTGTAAGCAATTCAACTATAAATACTGGGTTAAACCCAGTTACTGAATTATTTTATGGTGGTGGTATTGGTCTAGAACGATACAGTAGATTTTTATTTCATTTTGATGAAACTAGATTAAAGGCATTATATACTGGAAACACATACACAGACTTAAGTAAACTTAAACATACTTTAAGGATGACCAATACTGGTAGTTTTGATAAAGACTTATTAAACACTATGTTGGGTGCAAAAGATAGAACATCCTCTTTCGACCTTATGCTTTTTAAAATCCAACAACCATGGGATAATGGTGTTGGATATGATTTTGAAGCATCTATTTCTAATAATACAGTATACTCAACATTACCATCTAACTGGGCCAGTCCACAAACTGGTATTTCATGGAATGGTGGTACTGGAGTTTATTCTGGTTCACCTTCTGGTATTACTGTAACAACGCAACATTTTGATAAAGGCAATGAAAATATAGAAATGGACATTAGTGATTATGTAAATGGTGTACTTACTGGTGACACCAATCATGGCTTAGGTATTGCATTTCCTCGTTCATTTGAACTTTTAAATACCACTAAATTAAAATACGTTGGTTTCTTCACAAACAATACTCAAACATTTTACGAACCTTTTATTGAAACTGTTTATAATAACCATATTACTGATGATAGAAATAACTTCTATTTAGACAAGAGTAATAAACTTTATCTTTATGTAAACGTAGGTGGTTCTCCAACTAATTTGGATTCATTACCCTCAGTTAACGTATTCGATGCGTCTAACACACTATTTAGTGCTTATACTACCTCAGGTGTCAATCACATAACAAAAGGTGTTTATTCAATAGACATAAACGTTCCTACATCACCAACAAATTCTTGCACTATGTATAATGATGTATGGACTGGTATCACTATTAATGGTATATCTAGACCAAATATTGAGTTATCGTTCGTCATGGTAGATTCAATGGATTATTATGACATTGGTGATAGTGGTTCTTTGCCTAAAAAAGTAGCTGTAAATGTAACTGGTATTCAAAATAAAGAAAAAATTAAAAGAGGTGATATTCGTAAAGTTTTAGTATCGGCTAGAATACCATATACTGTAGAACAAGCTCAAAATATAAGTGATATTAAGTATAGAATTTATGTTCTAGAGGGAACTTCAGAATTAACAGTCATAGATTTTCAACCAGTCGAAATTAGTAATAATAATTATTATTTTTTACTAGACACTGAGAGTTTAATTCCTAATACATATTATTTAGATATTTTAGTTACGTCAAACTTAGAGGTAACAACACTAAAAAATAGATTAGCGTTCGAAATCATTAATCAAGTAGAATTAAGAAAAGGTCAATAAAAACTTGACCTCTTAATAAAATTAACTATATTTATACATGCGTTAACTCCACAGTATTAGTCCCGACCATTAAAACGGTTTAGAGTTGTGTTAAAACAACAAAGGTATTAGTCCAATAATAACAAATATTAGAAAGTTAAAATATGATAAAAGAAAACAATTTGGTATCAGTACCATCAGCAAACATTACTGTAAACAAAAGTAGAATAAAATTATATAAGAATACGGGTGATATGCCAACGTATTATCTACAAAAGGGGCAAGAGTTCCAATTAGAGTTATTTAATCCAACACAAGACGTTATAATGGCTAAGATATACCTTAACGATAAAGTTATATCTCAAGGTGGATTAATTATAAGACAAGGTGAAAGAATTTTCCTAGAGCGATATCTTGATGTAGCTAAAAAATTCTTATTCGATACATATGAAGTGTCAAGCTCTGAAGAGGTTAAAAAAGCGATTGAAAAAAATGGAGATTTTAAAGTTGAATTCTTTAAAGAGTTAAAATCATTTACTAAAGAAAATTATTTTCAGTTCAACAAGAGTAATCCGTATTCAACAGACATAACACTGAGTAATAATCTTTCAGCTGGTATTCACCCTAATTCCAATACATCTGGTAATTATTTCCCTAATAATCTTACATTCACCAGTGGTGTCAGCTCAGAAAGTTTTAGATATAAATACAATGGAATAACAACAAATAGTAACTTTAACACAACGAGTTTTAATTCTAATAATAGTAGAACATTTAGTAATCCATTACCTAAAAGTAATGTACTTCGTTCATTAACTAAAATAGCTAAAATAGAAACTGGTAAAGTTGAAGAAGGTTCCGAATCAGAACAAAAATTAAAAATTGTTTCTATGGATTTTGATTTTATAGCGTTTCATACTATTGAATGTAAAATGTTACCAATATCACAAAAAATAAATACCGTAGAAGATATAAAAAAAATAAAACCTACAATGTCAGATATTATAACTATTGTAAATGAAAACCCTAACGATATGATTTTAGGTGAAAAAATTAGAAGTTATTTTTTAACTAGTTTAATTAATAAATCTAAAGATAAATTATAATAATCTTATTTGTTTTATTAATTTTGTATAATAGTTAAATTGACTATTCACTCTAGCATTATCTTGTAAAACTTCTAATGGGTTAATTAAATTTTTAATCCCCTCAATTGATGTGATTTTGTTATCATAAGAATTAATAAAATTTTTTAAATCAGAATAAGTATTATTAGTCATAACATAATTAAATAAATCATCTTTATTAACAGTTTTAATATCAAAATTAGGAACACTAGGGTTATCATCATACGAGTCATTTGCACCAAATCGTAGAGTTGTTATAGAGTTAGCGTTTAAAATTTCATCGTTAATATCTTTATAAATAACACCACCATAGGCATATGGTAATTTATTACTATCTAAAGGTGTTATCTCCAAAAATAAGTTAGTCACCTCATCGTAAATCCAATAATGTTCGAAATATGTTGTACTATTTAAAAAGGCCCAACCTTTAACTGGGTAATATCGCTCAATTCCATTTTTTAAATTAATTTGTATGAATTTAAAAACATTAGTTTCACATTTATTATAATTTGACATACCACATTTTTTCATTTCAACACCACCATCATGTGTTAACCTTAATTCAAAATTAGGGTTTTTAAAATTATTTTCTAGAAATTCTTTATTAGGATTTGTTTCATTAAATCTATTGTAAAACTCTTCGGTTGTTTCTTCTTTTTGTCTTAAATTTTCTCTAAGTAACTTTTTAATTAATGACTTCATGATAATAAATATCTATAAAAGCAAAAAAAGTCTAACCTTTCGATTAGACTTTTTATTATTTTAAGTAGTTAGATTATCTTAACTCATTAGGATTAAAAGTAACAACACCATCAACTCTCACGTGACCGTAGAATCTGTTGTTTACAATTTTCTTAGCGTAACGAGTCATGATTCCTTTCACTGGTGCGAAATTGAACGGGTTATACATTGTTGGTGTCAATTGTAAAGGTACGTATGGTGCATAAATGTACCCAGTATCTAACAATGATTTACCTTTATGTCCAATGATTACTGAGTAAGCTGGAGCGTAAGGGTCACGGTACACTTGGTAACGTCCACTTAAAGAACCAATTCTTTCAATACCCATGTTATAAGAATCTTGCTCTGGGTTAGCATCACTTACGTGGAAGTATTCTAAATCATCAAAGATAGCTGAGATTTCAGAAGATACAACGATGAAGTTAGCACCACCTCTAAGAGTTGATTTATGTATTTGTGCGGAAACTTGGTTTAATTTAGTAATTAAAGTTTGGTTCCACTCTTTTTGAGTATAAGGACTTGCAGAAGTCGAAGCTTTTCTCCATCCATTATAATCCCAACGTAATTGCCATGCAGCAGCTTTACGAATATCTCTTAAGATTTCTCTATCGATTTCAGCAGCAACTTGTTCAGACAACATAGCTGTTAATTCAGCTTCAGCATCGATGTTATGGAATGCAGAAACATCTTGTGCTAACTCTGGAGACCATGTAGCTCTTAATTTTCTTTCTTCAACAGCAACAACAACTTCATCCAATGTGAAAGATACTTCTCCCATTTCAGTTTCTAGTTCTAATGATGCGTATTCACCCCATGCAGCAGTAAATGTAAATGCAGATACTGTAGTAGCAGATGCACCAACATAACCATCGTATGTAGATGTTCCAGCGTTAGCAGCTCCCGTAGCAGTTACACCAACTGGGTGACGTAAATCTAATTCAATGTATAAGTTACCAGTACTATCAGTCAATGAAGAATAATCTACGATACCTTTACCGTATTGTTGTGTTACTAATCTAAAAGGAATTTCCTTGTTAGCAGCGATAATAACGTTATTATCTTGGTCATTAATTGCAGCAGAAGGTACAACGTGTAATGAAGCTAAGAAAGACTCAGTATCCATTTGGTTCCCATTAGCACCAGTCATGACTGCTTTGTTTGAGTTATTTGGAGAAAATCCAGAGATAGCTAAAATAATACTTCTTACAGAACCATCAGTAGCTGTAGCTAAAGTTGAAGCTGGAGCACTAATAGTGTAAGCACCGTTTGAATCCATAGACAAAGTTTGTGGTCCAGCGTGAGTACGAATAGTTAAAGCACCTTTAGAGTTATCGAATAAACCATCATTGTAAAATAAATCATAAAGATTTTTTGCTAAGAATGGTGTAACTACACATGTTCCATTAGCTGGTAACACACATGAAGGAACACCTTCAGCACCCATACCAGTATGTGCGGAGAATGTTGTTCCGTATACATCAGATGCAGCGGTAGATGAGTAATTATTACCAGCAACACCATTCTGGTCAACACGACTAGATGTTTGTGGTACGAAATAGAATAATTTACCAATTGGCATATTCATAGCTTGTACTGATACGATATCATTAGCTAACAATTTAGAGAATACTCTACGTACAATAGGGAATACAACTGTCTCGAAAGAACCAGAAGAATTACTTGATGTAGACTCAGTTAATAATGTAGACGCTTGGTTTTCATATAATTGAGCGATATTTTCTTTAACGTGACCTTTAAGACCTTCTAAGAATCCTAATGACTCCCATTTTGATTGAGTTTCTAAACGGATAGCCTTCATGTGGTTTAATCCGATGTTCCCAACTTGTCCAGATGTTAATAAATGTGACATAATTTGTTTTGTTTTTTTTTGTTTGTTTTTGTTATAGTTTATTTTTATTATCTTTTTTCTACTCTATTAATCAAATCCATGATTCTTTTCGTAGATGGGTCAACATAAGCGTTACTTTCATTTAAATTTCTTGACACACTTGTTGTTGATTCCTTAATAATTTTGCTCTCAACTGATTCAGAAATTGATTTTCTTGATTCCAATTCACCTTCAATAGTTTTAGCTAATTTTTTTGATTCTTTAATACTTGTTGCATTATCAAATCTTTTTAATATACTTTCTTTTTCAGTTTTTGTAGTAGAATGCTCTGTGAACAAACTAGTAACACTTGCAAGATTAGTATTCCAAACCACAGTTTCAATTAACTTAGTTCTAAATTCTTTTAATGCGCCTCTAAATTGTTCGTTTTCACTTTTTAATTTAGTAGCTTCTTTCAATAAAGTGTTATACTTCTTAGCTGTTTCATAAACTAATTTTTTTGATTTTAATAAAGCTTCTTCTTGAAGTTTAGCGTTAGTATGTGCTGTTGCAACATACTTTACCTTACCACCAACATATCTAGTTTCATCTAATACTTCTTCTTCTTCAGATTCTTCTTCTTCAGATTCTTCTTCTTCAGATTCTTCTTCTTCAGATTCTTCTTCTTCAGATTCTTCTTCTCCACCGACAGTTGGTAACCCACCTTCAGCATCCATCTCAATATCGTATTCTACATCATATTCAGATTCATCTTCCATATCAGAATCCATGTCTAATTCTTCCATATCAGAACCCATATTAGAATCCATGTCTAAGTCTTCCATATCAGAACCCATATTAGAACCCATGTCTAAGTCTTCCATATCAGAACCCATATCCATTTCTTCTTTACCTTTTAATGAATCTAACTTTACGATATATTCCCCTGGCTCTTGAACGTTTAAACGAAGTTCATCACCAACAATTTCGATTTCATCCTCACCACTCATTTTTTTATAAATTGCGATTACGTCATCATCAGATGCTCCTGTCATATCCATGTCCTCTATATCTAACGCATCAACGTCCATTCCCATTTTTGGTTCCATTCCCATTTCTGGTTCAGCACCCATTTCTTCAGAGTCACCCATGTCATCTAGTCCACCTTCTAATTCTTCAGAGTCATCACCTAATGTGATTTCGTCGAATTCTTCCTCCTCATAAAGGTCATTCTTTTCCATTGTTAAAAGAGATTCTTTTACAACACTATCAATTTCTTCTTTAGCGACGCTACGAAGTATTTCTTTTGTGTTAGCATTAAGAGCATTTTGAATATTTTTAATATCCAACATTGCTTCTTCGATTATTGATTTCTTTTCTGCCATCTTATTTTAAAATTGTTAATTTATTTTATTAGATAAAATATTAAGGTCTAACCCCATTTGGTAATAAATATATATTATTTCACTAAAATTCATTTTTTATGTAAAAAAATGTAAAATAAAAACTTAATCAGATAAAAATTTATCTAAATCGTCTAAAAGATTTTCATTAAGTAATGGTTTTTTAATATTTAAGCTCTCTACGTAAGGTTTTAATTCTTCATGATTTCTACCAATCCAAGCATCTGGGGTAGATGGTGCAGTAACTACATCCCAACAAATTATCTCGTAATCATCTTGAACTATTTGTTGACCATCTTTACTCTCTTTAAGTGAACCAACACCTCTTGATGATACTCCAATTTTAATTCTATTTCTTAATAGGTTGGCAACATCATCACCTTTACAAGATATGATACCTAAGTTTACAAAACCTGGACTCATGATAACTTCCATCTTACCCATAAGTGTATGACCTTCCCACCACGTTTCAACAATATTATGTGAAATCCTATCACCAGCAATAATAGATGAGTTTCCATTCCAACAAGTTTTACCATTATCTCTAACATAGAACACATGATTAGGTACATCTACACAATAAACATTATCGTTATATTCAACTAATTCAGTTTTTAATGTTCTTTTATCTAAATAAATACCTTTTGTTGTTGAAATATGTAATCTATTCATTGGTTTTGAATGACCTTTTTTAATTACTCTATTGTCAAACATTCTATCATAATTTCGTTCCTCAATTCTTAAATTAGATGAGTACCCAATTTTTAATATAATTTCTTGTAAATCATTTATTAATTTTTTAGAAGTACTAAAAACTTCTCGATATTTACCACCTCTAACTCGACCATCCCCCAAAACGAACCAATCTATAAAATCAGATAATAAATTATCACTTAATCCTTTTAATTCAGTTGGTATAAATTTATCTTGTGATTTACCAAATTGTTTTAAATAATTATGTAATCTAGCATCATTTATTTTAAAATCTACTTTGCCATCTGAATATATTATTTCTTTAAAACTTAATGGTAATGATTCTAATAATTCTCTTATCAGTATTTTACCATTTTCTTTTTTCTGTGTTATTTTACAAACATAACCACTATCAGATGATTCAAAACCATATTCTTTTTCACCATTTTCAGTTACTCTAGATATTCTTTTTTTTGTTTTACTAACCACAACACAACCATCGGCTAAATAAATTCCCATAAATTTGACCCACAAATCCATTGGTATCTCAATATCACTCATCAATTCTAATTTTTTACTGTATGAGGTATTAAAAGCTATTTCGTTTTCATCTAACCCTTTAATTGTAAAAAATTTTTTATCGTCACCAATCCACTTACCAACTTTAGGTATATACATTTTATCAATACCTTTAATCTTGTGTTCGTGTATGTCTGTAGCGGTAATAAAACTTCCATTACCGTTTCTATCTATAACCCAAAATTTATGGTTAGGTGTGACCATTAAGTCAATTGACCTACCTTTTATTGAAATCATACTACCGTTGTAATGTTTAACTATTTTTTTTGTTATAGTCTTTAGTTCTATTTGGTTTGAAATTGGGTTTAAAGTGTATACTTCTTCATTTGAAGAAACATCTTTAATATATTTCCAACCATCTTTTGTTAAAATTTCAGCACTTTGTCGGTGACATTCTGGATGGTCTAGTTCACCCACAGCTCTACGTTCCCTAATGACCTCTTGGTAAAGTCTATCTTGGCTTCTAAGAATAGACTCTGGATATATACGACCATTTCGGTTAAGTATTCCAAACTTCTGCAATACTACATACACCAACAATGGTTCCGCTATAACCAACTTACCACTTTCAAGTTTTTTCATCTCATTGATGAAAGGTAAATTTCTTGGTTCATCTGGAGATATGTAACCAGCATCATGCTCTATTAAGTAGCCATAACCACTTTCCCCACGTTTTAACGTTTTTATATCTTTATCCATACTATATTATTATAGTTATAAATATATGCGTAAAATAAAAAAGGCCCAAACGGGCCTTTATTAATTTTTATTATTTATTTTTATTTTTTTTTCTTATGGAAATTAAATGTTTTATTACTATCAAATACTGTCTTTATTAAAGTATCTGATATTAAAACCAACCCATCAATCATCACTTCGGATGTCAACGGAATTTCATTGCTTAGGAATAAAGTTATTTCACAATTCATAAAACTTCTTTTACCTAATTTTATTCCAGATTCACGTATATCTAAATCAACTATCGTTTTATCGTTCTTGAACATAGTCTCATAATGTGAATTTATATGTCCGAATAATGATTGTCTTATTTTTTTATTTAAATCTCTAATTGAACGACTGTAATTAAATTCACTATCCTCAGTTGGCTCTACCCATGCTGACAGATTAATATATATTGCTTTAGGTTTCTTATTATTTACACTACCAAATATAACATTATAATTTTTGTGTCTATTAGTTTTAATTTCTTTACCAGTTTTCATATTTTTTATTACAAGTATAATAAAAATAATTGGTATAGTCAACCCCCTTAAAATTTACCCCATAAAGCTGCTACCAAAGCTATAACAATTTGTGTGAATGAAATAATCGCTATGGCAGCAACCCATCTATTTTTTTGTTTATATAGTTCATCTTTAGCTTCCTTCATTTGTGTTGGACTCCAAATCTCACTTACTTTATCAATCCAAACATCATGTACTTGAACTTTAGCTTCAATATTTTTAACTTCAGTCAATTTTTGATTTAGCTCATTAAAACGAGCATCCATATCTTTACGCATATCCACATAGTTATCGTTTAAACGTTCTAATTCTTTTAAAACCAATTTACTGTAATCGTCCCACGTTTCTTTATCTGCCATTTTATATTATAGTTTTACATTTCCTAATAAGTTCATTACTCTAAAACACATATTTTCGTAACATTTAATTTTACCTTTTTCACCAGTAACATTATCAATTTCATCTTTACCGCTATCAACAATACATTTTAACTCTATTAAAATATCTTTGTATGAACTATCTTGTTGTTGTGTTTCACACAACTTTTCTCTTAGTTCTTTTAATTTTTTTAAATTTTCACTAAGCTCTCCCATAATCTTAAGATAATGAACTTTTAAGTTCAACTAATTTTGATATATTTTTAATGAAATCTTCATTTATATCTTTTTTATCGTTTAATAATTTACACTTAACAGTTAATAATTTTACCTTCGCATCAGTATCAGATTCTTTAATTTTAACATCTATCAAGTCAATACATTCCCTTAGAGTATTAGCGTAAACCTCTAATCTTTTAGTATCATCTTCATCCATTAAAACCTTGACTAATGCTTTTTCAGATTCAGTTAAATTAGAATATTTTTCGTTATATTTTTCAACCATTATACTACTTAACATACTATTAGGTAAATCTATTGATTCTGATATTACTTTAACAGTATTACCTTTTAAATACTCAGATATATTATGTCTTGCTTCAACTATTATTGAGATTGTATCAGACTTCTTATTAGTCATAATAAGAAAGTGTATATTTTCATATAAACTTTTTTTAACTTCATCAATATTTTCTTTTTTAAATGTAATTTGACGCATTAATGCTAAATTAGCTGCATCAATATCTTTCTTTGAAAACTTACTCATCAAATCAATTGATTCTTGAATATATTGAATGGCCTTAAAACTATCAGTCTCAACCATATTCTCTATACTATTATAGATTAGAAATTGCGTTCTAAGAATTTCATTTTCACTAATCATCTTAAAATATGACTTAAATAGTTTCTTATTGTCTTCATCCTTATTACCAATGTTTTCAGCAAGTATATTATTATAAACATCTTTTATTGCACCGAAATTGGCAACTGGAATTTTAGTTATTTTAATTTCTTTAGACATATTCTACCTTTTATTATAAATATCTTTATTTTTTTAAAAATACCATTTACTCTAACATTTTATCAATATCATCAATCATATTATCAATATCATTATTAATTTTAATGTTTTTATCATAAACTTTAGTTTTCTCACCTTTATCTTTGTTGCTTGGCTTTACAGCCTCAATTAAGATATCAATAAATTTACTTTCGTATTTTTTGGTTCGTTTATTTAATTTAGCAGTTAAATTATTTTTCCTTTCAGTTAATTGTTTATCAATTCTTTTAATATTTTCAGATAATGTTGAACCGAAATCTAAGTCTTCACCACCAGATTCTGCGCCAGTACCACCAGCTTCTCCACCTAATCCACCATCAGCACCCTCATCAGCACCCTCATCAGCAACCTCATCAGCACCCCCATCTTCAGCATCACCGAAATCTAAGTCTTCACCACCAGTACCACCGCCACCAAATCCGCCACCAAATCCACCACCTAATCCGCCACCACCAGTTTCTCCACCACCACCAGCTTCTACACCACCAGCTTCCCCACCAGCACCACCTTCTAAAGCAGCTTGGTAATCACCGTAAATTCTATCAACCGTATCAAACATACCAGTATGTTTAATTACATTAGCCGTATTAGCTAATTCAGCAGCAGCAGCTTTCTCCATTCTTTGTTCAAGTAAATCTTGTTTAATTTCATCATCAGACCAACCTAATATCTCTCTATGAGCACGAGTCCATGACATAGTACTAAATCCAGTTCCAATATCGGATGTTGCATCTTTAAGTAATGAAACTTTAAGTTGTAAGTTTTCAATTTTAAGCATTTCAGCTTGTGTTGATGGATTATTTAATGTAAGTGTGAAATTATCTAAATCATCCTCAAACCCTAAAATATATAAATGTATAATAGCAATCTTGTTAAGTTCTTGTAGCATAGATTGCTGTATTCTATTTATTGTTCTAGAAAAACGAACGTCTTGTATCGCTAAATTTTTACCATCACCAGATGTCTCATCAAAACCTAAGAAAGGTTTAGGTACACGCAAAGCTGTAAATAAATTACTTCTTAAATATTCAATATCAGCAATTTGGTCTAAATTACTGTTTTTCAAGTAGTTACCAGCTTCTGTTGCAAATGTATGATAATTATGGTATAATTCATCACCATCTACGGTAATTGTACCAGTATCTTCTTTAACCTTTAACCATTCAATATTAACTATTTTATGATTATAGTTGGCTTCTTCAACAGATTTATTAGACTTTTCAATATAATATCTCCAAGCTATTACGTTCTTATAACCTAACTCTTCAGCTGTTACTTTACACCAGTCTCTGTAATTCTTAAACCCACGTTCTTTAATCATCTTATCTAGATGATTACGTGTAAATTCATTTAGGTTTGTTAGTGAGCTTCTAATGTCTTTATTTGAATCCGTAAACTCAGTCATGAAATCTTCATTTGAATTTAGTTCAACCAATGTCAAATCAGCTTTACCACAAAGTTTAAACATTTCAAAGAACATATTATAAAGTTTGTCACTAAATGTGATTGTTTGTTTCTTACTAAATACTTTACGTCTGTATTCGTCAGATTCCCAGTTTTCTTTGGCTATCTTAGAAAAACTTTCTTTAAATTCATCAGTTGATTTAGCTTTACTAATGGCTTCACCTCTTAACTTAATAATCCCATATTTATTAAGATTATTATTAAATGTTTCATTAGATTTAATTCTAGAATTAATTGAATTTAATTTAGATTGTTCACCTCTAATTGATTTCTCATCTTCTGTTTGATTAGAGATGAACTTATTAATACCTTTAGTTATTTTACGTATGTTTTCTTTAGCCTTATCTGGAGTAGACCATAACTCATGCCTATGGTATTGATAATGGTCTCTTGAATTCATTAACGTTAAATTTTTAGGTACATTATTAAATCTATCGTTATCAACATGGTGAATAGTTTTCATCTTAGTTTTATAATAATCACCTTCAAATGTAAAATAATTTTCTTTATTTTTATCTTTCATAAAACTATTAACCATTCTATGTGTGAACACCCATTCTTGTTTTAACGAATCCCATACTCTTTCATATTTTTTAGAATATTTCTTTTTTAGTATATATTCCTCATCTCTATAGAAAGGCATTAACGAATCACCAATAACTAAATCTTGAGCTTCAACGAACCCTTTGGTTCTATGCACCCATTTATGGTCTGGTGTAGTTGTAATCGACTCACCATTATCCAATGTTATTTTCATAACCTCAGTATTTTTTCTAGTTTCACCAGCCCAAGTAATAACACCTGGTGCAAGTGCACCAGAAATTGGGTCACATGAATAAACCCAAAGGTTTCTATTACCATTATTCCATTCAGTTATTATTTCATTTAACTCTAATGTTCTACCATCTAATAATGGTATACGAGTATCTAATGCGATACAAGCACCAGGTAATGTATCGATAGGGTTAGGAGCATCTTCAGTTCTAACTGGAATGAAAAAATCTTGGTCGTTCGATAATTGGTTATAACGCAAATCAATTTGACCAGTTTGTGGGTCAGTAATTGGCATACGTTTAAATCTATCAGCAATAGTATTAACATACTGTTCAACATCTGCATCATCAATATTTCCAACATAAATTTTATATACACGTCTCTCTGGTGCCCTAGTAACACGATACACAAGCATTGAATCCTCAGATAAAATAAGTTGTTTCCAAATACGTCTAGCTTTCTCTAATACAGAATTATGGACAACGATACCATTTGCATAAAAATTATGATTATCATTTTCAACATATATATCGTATGTTTCGTGTTCACCACTTTCCTCAATTGATTTAATCGGTTCTAAAATAAAATCGTTAGTTAACCTATTACCAATTAAATCATATTTATTTTTTTGCCTTATTATTGGAACATTAACATTATTTAGATTAATTTTATCAACAACCAATAAATCACCTACTTTAAAATCTAGCGTATTTTTATAATCGAATTTATTTAATTCGGTATTATAATACATTATCTTATGTTCTTTAGATGCGTCTATAAAATTATGTTTGGTACTAAGTTTATAAGTTTTTTTATTACCAGAATTAATAGTATCCAATACTTTCGACAATACTTTAACTTGATTTATCTCATCAAATGAATAAACCATATCACCAATAACAATATCTTTTATCTCCTTATACCCCTCACTTGTCTCAACTCTAGAATTATATTTTAAACACGTACCATAAGGTAAACGTCTATCATCACCTAATAAACGGAAATGAGCAATTTGCCAAGAATTAAATTCAACATCACGACCTCTCCAAAAGAATTTAACTTTACCACTATCAGAACCTTCATCTATAGTAGTTTCTCGACCAGAAATCATATCAAATAATCCAAATTCTCTACGTTCCATCTCATAATTAGGCATCTGTTTACCACCTAATACACCTTGTGATTCATCTATATTTAAATATAAAAAATTATCACCATATTTACAAGTATTTCTTGTCCACATAGGTAAAGACGTGTGTAAATCTAATCTATTGAAGAATAAATCCTCCAATATAGTTTTAACACGTTTACTATCAGAATAAATATTAATCATTCTACCACTATCATTAACTGTGGTTGATTCTTCCATCATAACATCTAAAGCAGCCGCTATAATAGGATAAAATTCCATAGCCTCAAAATCAACATAAGAACCAATTCTAGTCGTTTCATAGTTAATAGATTGTTGGAATAAACCACTCTCTACCTTTTTCCATGTTTGACCTAAATATTTTTTTTGTTGTGCTTGTAATTTAGCAGTATCATACTCTTGTTTACTATTTGTTTTAAGTAATTCATTATCTCCTATGTTATATCTTTGAGACTGTTGTTTTTGAACTTTAATACCTTCTGGACTTACAACTTGTCCTAATCTTTGAAATAATGTTGAATTTTTATTTGACATAATATATTTTTATTTAATTATAGTTAAAATTTATTAAAAATAAATGTTATAATACATAACCGCATTCAACATAAGCTGATTGCTCTTTTTGACCATTCACAACTTTAATATCGTACACATAAGTTACATACCAATCTTGTCCTTGAGAATAAGGTACTGCATTACAAAATCTAGATTCTCCACCACCAGAATTGTTACTGTTAGCATTTGTATACTTATTGTTATATGAATTTACAGGTCGGCACCACGAATATAAACCATTTACAGAACTTTTCTGTGCAAATATTTTTTTACAATTTTTTGACATTTTAAATATATTTATTTTCTTCTTCCAAATAACCAAGCATACTCACCTTTTGGGTCTTGTATATTTTTATATGCCAAATGATTTGGATTTATTTTAACTTCAGATTTATTAGTCTCTTTATTATAACTATTAGTAGTTGATGAAATTTGATTACCAGTAGCCCAACTATTTAATATTGCTTTGTTTTGTTTTTCTAATCTTTCCAAATTCTTAAATGAATGTTCCATTACCCAAAGACCCATACCCAATGACATAAGTAAATCATCGTGATATCCATCCATATGGTCTGGTCTACCATTTTTAAATATAAATGTTTTCATTTCTGAAATCATTCTAGTTGAACGAATCTTAATACCATTTGTTCTTATTTGATATTCTAGATTTGAAATCATTGGTACACGAACATTTGTTGCGTGAAAACCTGGTATTTTACTACCTTTATCATAAGACGTTAACTCTCTTTGTCTAGCAGAAAGTATTTTACCGTTATTACTATCATAATGTAAATATTTATAATCGAATTCTAATAATTTAAGTACCGTAGAAACACCCATACCACCAGTAACATCGACTACTGTATACGCTTTATATAGATTACCATACTCTTCAACAATTTGAGCTAATAAATCTGGTTGTATTTTACCTTGATACTCTAAAACTTCCTCCATTGTGGTGAAATCTATAATAACGATAGTTGATGAATCCTCACTATCACCCCTAGATACATCACAATTATGGGTTGTTATATGGTGACACATAAAAGTATTAGTATCACATTCAAAATTATATACATTCCCAGTGAACTTATTCTTATTTATTTTTTTAACTCTAAAATAAATATAATCTTTATTATCATCAAAATGACAAGAACTAATGATTCGTTTATTCTTGGTATTAAAATCACCAATATCAAATTTATTTAACTTAATATCATCAGTTTTATAAATTAATTTTATTAAATCCAAACTGTCATGATTACCTAAAGTTAAATTGTAGGTCTCGCTTTGTTGACATTCACGACCACAAATTATTGTAATTTTAGCATCTCGTAACTTATCTAAACATGAAACAACTCCCAATGAAAAAATAATATCTTGTACCGACTCCAATAATTCTAAATTGGTACTAACAAAACTTACCTTAGAATATTTCTTCCCGTTTTTCTGAGTTTTAACCCAACACCCATCACTATCAAAATACCCTCTAATTAATTCTTTTTTATTTTCATCAGATATAAACTTAACCCATTCTGATATTTTTTTACCATGTGAGTATTGTCCGAAATTTTCTAATATGAAATAATATAAAAATTTAGAATTAAACACTAGTTCAAAAGTACTACCTTTATCGATAAATGATGGTGAACTTTTAAATAATCGTTTTATTATATCTTTACATTTCTCAATATAACCTTCATGTTTTTTATCAAAACATAACGATATTGCATATGAGTGTTTATTTTTATCTAACCACCCATCACCTAACCACATACCCATAAACCACCAAAAATCGTTCTCAAACAATGGTGACTCAAATTCAAATTCACATCTGACAGCATTATCTATCTTCCATTTATTATTATAGCCACTTTTAATTGACTCTTTATAAATATTCGGCACCTTGACCCAATCCCCAATCTCAACCTCTTCTACCCTAGTATAATTAAAATCAAAATCCCAATACCTATCATTAAATTTATATTCATCATTATTTTTATCATAATTTCGTTTTAAATTAGATTTACTAATTAAAATTGGGTGTTCCTTAGTAAATGTTGTTGTTCTAAATGTATTATCCATTTGCATTTCAAACACATCTTCATCAACCACTTGGTAAATTTGTTTATTAATTATATTCACATAATTACCATCTTCACTTATTAACCTATCATTAATATCAACATCTTCAATATTTACCAATCCTTTATCGGTTAAGACTTTTTCATTCGGTGGTAAACATCCTAAAATATATTGGTGACCCTCAATAGGTTCTTCCCATATCCAAGTCTCTTGCTCTAGACCATGCATATACTTAGGTTCTCTTACATTATTTTTATCTTGATATTCAATATACTCTTCATTAATAACGTTACCACCAGAACCAATAAATGACACATCTAATTCTTGTGCAATCATTTTTGAATCATTATTCATACCTAAACACATCTCTTCATACCAACTCGATGTAGGTTTCCACCCATCACTTATTCGTTCTGAATATGTTTTAAATGTAAACTCAACCTCTTTCTCCAAAAGGTCCCCTTTAATCCATCTAAGGTCTTTATTATAACGTAAATCTTCAAACCATCTCATCTCAACAATGTTGAAATTATTCTTTTTATTTTTAGCTTGGTCATAAGTCTTATAATATAAAGAATCCATACCATTAGGTGTTTGATGACCTAATATACCATTATAAATAACGGAATGACACCAAAAATCATTAGTTTCGGGTAATGAAACATCATATGTTTTATTTTTAAGTTTTTCTAATTTAGTTATTGGAACCCATTTTGAATCTTTAAAATTAATTTTATCAATTGAATATCTGGATAAATCAAGATTTAAAACATTAATAAAATAATCTATAAATTCATTAAAAATATTTACTGATAAATTAGCTGTTTTGTTTTTATTAGAAATTCTAATTTTATTAACTAGTAAACCAGTGTTAGATAATTTTTTAACTAATTTATGTTCGTCTATAATATTTCTAATTATATTTTTACCGTTTGGTATTATTCTATATCCATTATTATATGATACTAATTTATTTTGGTCTCTTTTTATTTGTTTCCTATTAAATCTAAAACCAATGGTATCGTAATATTTATCCGCATCAATAGATGTTGATGAAAGTCTATAATATTGACTACTAACTTTAACTTTTTTAGTTGGTGATGTTATTCCTTCTGAATAATCAGTTAATATACCAAGATTTAAAAATAAAAACCTTATTTGTTGAATTAATTTTTTAGAGGATAAATTTATACCTACCCTACCTCTAATATTATCAGAATAACCATCACCATCCATAATACCTTGTAACATAGCAATAATATTTTCACGCCCCATTTCAAGTAAACGTCTAGGTATTAATTTATTTGGTGCTTTTAAGGTTAAATCAAAACCCAAATACTCTAACAAACTACCTAAATATTTAGATGAAATTTTATAGTGTAAATTATCGTGTGATGAATAATCAAACCCAGCATTAGATATGTATGTACCAACATCATCACCACATGATATCGTAATATCACAACCAACAATAATACCATCAATATTTTTTGGTTTATAACAAGACCCTTCTGATAAATATAAACCAATTAGATAAGCTAAATCAGTATTTATTTTATCATAAATTATTTTTGGTTTATTTTCTCTATTTGAAAACTCATAGGCAAAATCAATAGTATCGTTATTACCGAAAATATTAAACGAATGTTGTACGTTAACATAATCACCAATTTCTAATTCACTAACCGTAAACCAATCATATTTGTTTTTTTTATTTGAATAAGACCACAATTTATGTGTTTCAGTCGACTCAAGTTCTGAATTAGTAGTTGTTAATTTTATAGTTTCTTGAAAACCATTATTAACAATTAAATTTGATTTCCTAGATATATTATTTCCTCTAATATTATATTCTTTAACATAATAACCTAAATTAGGTATATCTGGTTCATCATAATTAATAATGTCTTTCATTTGTTGTAAACCAGTATCAGTAAAAATAAAAGTATCTTCAGTAACACAGGATATAAGTGTTGCTCGACCCCCAGTATTATGACTTATAATACCGTTTGAAATAAATGAATTTGTTTCTGGTACATGTAAATCATAAGTATAATCTTCTGACTCAGTTATAGAAATAATTTCATCAATATAAAATAATTCTTGTCTTTTTAATTGTTCAGTTAATGATAATAAAAAAGCATTATTTGGTAACAAGGATAATAAACGGTTTAATGATTCGACACTTAATCTATTTAAGTCTGATTTCCAAAATCTTTCTAAAAATCTAACTTTAGTTTTAACTATATTATTTATTTGTAAAACTTCTAAAATTTCTTTATTACTTACATTAACAAATCTTGAGTTTTGTTTCTTATTTAATAAAAATTGTTTATTATTTTGTTTTCTATCTAATCTAAAACCAATTTCGTCATAAAATTTAATTGCATAATTTGAATATATTTTTAAGTTGTAAATTTTACAAATATGTTTTTTATTTTTTAATATTGATGATTTAGATGTTTTTTGTTCTTCATATTTAACATGTGATATAATACCAAAATTAAACAATAAAGTTTGTAGAGTTTGAATTAGTTTTTTAGATGTACTTGAATATTTAATATCTTTTATAGTACTCATACCATCACCATCGAACATACCTTGTAAAAATGCTTTAATAACATCTTTAGGCATCTTTAATAACGCTAAAGGTATTTCTTTATCCCTAGCGTTATGTTTATCCAATCCAAACATTTTAAACCATTCAATTAATTCGGTTGAGTGAAATTGATAATGGAGGTCATCAACTTTTTTAAATGCGTTACCTAAACAAGCTTTATCTGTTAATAGAAAATTTGTTATATAATCGTCAATATTTGTGATGGTAATACCTCTTGAATTAAAATTACCCTCAGCTACGAATAAACCTAATAAATAAGAAAAATCTAAATTGTCACCAAGCTTTTTAGGTATTGTGATGTTTTTATTATTTTTGGTTTTATTGAAAACAAAATTTACTTCACTATTATCACTAAAATAATTTTGACCATATTGAATTATTGGTTTGTCACCAATTTTTAATTCGTTCATACGAACCCAATTTTCAGTTCCATTCCTATCAATTAAGATAGGATGTTTCCAACTCCCCTCTAATTCAACGCCTAATTTAGTTTTTATTTTAAATGTTTGACCATATTCACTAACAAAAGTTTGAGTTGCATTAACAATATCACCATCTTTATTACAAACTTTATGTGGTAACTCCAAATCAGTGAAACCTATTTTATCTTTTTCAGAAACTAATTCATCAAGTTGAATTAAACCATTTTCAGTTAAAATTAACGAATCTTTTGTTAAGCATCCTAAAGCTGTAAGTGCGGCACCAAAAACTTCAGCACCATTATCAATATATGCAGCCTCATCCATGATAAGAAATGTAGGTGTAAAACCCCTCAAAGCATCTTTAGATGTAGCAACCGCTTTAACACGACTACCATTAGGTAATTTTATTTCTTTTTTTGAATCTGTAATAAAAATTGATTTGGCGTCCTTTTTAGCATCACCACAATACTCACTTCCCCATACCCATCTAGGTAATTGACCAAGAAAATCTTTAATCTTAGCTAAGAATTCAAATGCAAGTTCTTGTTTATTGGCAATAATAAGTATATTCTCTGGGTTATCCCTATCACCAAAACCTACTTTGATTGACATATATGCAGCGGTTGTTGTTGATACACCAGCTTGACGTGGTTTTGTTACAATATTAAATCTATGTTTATCATATGCTTTAATTATTTCTTTTTGTCTAGGAAATAATTTAAAAGGTACGAAACCTTCTTGCGTTTTATCGAACGTTTCTAAATATGTCTCAATAGCATGAACAGAATCAGTAAGACAATGAGCATACTCTTGAAATATTTCTTGTGTTGTTAACATATCTTTTTAGATATAAATATCTATAACAACAGAAAACAACTATTCTAAAATAAAAAAGGGTCATATAGACCCTTTTTAATGTGTTTCATTACATATACTAAAATAAGTCGTCTATATCATATGTATCTTCATCTTCATCTTCATCATCAATACTATCGTCATTAGATGAAATATTTGAACCATTTAATAAATCATCTAATCTAAATGTTTCTTCATAATCATTTTCTAGTTCATCATTTTCGTAATCTAAAACATGAGTTAATTCATCTTCATTTAAACCTTGATTTATTTCTTCAACAATAGTTTTAATAATTTTTTTACCTTCTTTCGTACCAGCTAAAATCTCTTTCATTTTAATATTAAATTCATCAGCTTCTAATATTGCTAACTCATTGTATATGTGATGTTTTAATTTAAAATCATCTGGCTCTATAGTATCAGTAAATTTTGACCACAAAGCTGGTCCTAATCTCATATCCCATGGTTCAGCAGATAAAAAATCTGCTTTATCGATAACATACTTAGCTATTTTTTTATTTTTAGGTAAACCTTTTGCTGATAATATTTCCATAACACCCTTCACTAATTCATGAATAAGAACTGGGAATACCATTGCTTCAGCATCTATAATAACTTTTGGGTTCTTTTTTGTTGGAAACGTAACCCTAACCACACCAGCATTAACACCATTCTCCATTTTAGGTATAACATAATACATATAATCAGCAGCTGACATCATCTTAGTATAGTTATTCGCTAATCTAGGTTCAATATTTGTTAACTCATCATCAACCATATGAAACATGTGATTACATTTTTTAGCAGCACCTTGAATCATAGCATTTAAAAATCTACGTTTATAAACTTCTTTATTTGCTTTAGCTATTTCACCATGATTAGAAAATTCAACCTCACTAACAACTGGTGTTGGATTTTTTTTAGTACCCTCAATAGATATATCACTTGTTAAAGTTGCATTTATCTCAACAACATCTTCACCCATATCATATTCTTCACGAACCATTTTTATTGCTAAATTTTCCAATTCCTTAGTGTGCATAACCTCTAGCCTCATACACTCACGAACCAATGGCCCCATATTTTGTGTTAATTCTCTATTATCTATAGAATCACAATCAAACGCTCTTTTGTAACGTTTAGCGACTTCATTAAAACGTTCACCCATTATCTTCTCTTCGAATAAGGATTCATCATCTTCTGGAAATGCTGGGTGTTTACCCAATGAGTGTTTTCTATCTTTAATATCTTGCTCCAATTTAGGATGCATTCTTTCACTAAGATTTTCTGGGTAAAGAACACTTTCATTAATAGGTTTACTAACACTAGTAGATACAGTACTTAGTTTAGCTTTTTTTAATGCTTCCTCAGCTATTTTTTTATATTTACTCATTTCTTTAAATCTTTTATTTTAATTGTTTTTATAACATTTCTTTTTGACTCTTTAATTCCAGATGTA